CGAATTGATAAGCGTTTGGATAATTTAGATGACGATGGCTGGAAAACGGTATTCAGGGATGAATACATTTCAGCAATTGCACAGTGTGGTGCAAGAAACTCAAAAGAAGCTAAGTTACTAGATGATTTTAAGAAACGGAAATAGCAATGAATGACTAGGCAAGAATTTATTGACATGCTAAGCCTCTATAAAGGCGTTGAGGTTCAATTTAGCGAATCAAATAAGTATGTTTCCATCACACTTACGAAATACACAGATTGTTGGGGCGGCGCTTCACCAGAAGTTGGCTTTTATTGGGGTGAACAAGGTGTTTCTGTTAGCTATACAGATGGATTAGAACCGGAAGCACTTCTTCAATTGTCATACGTTTTGAAGCTAGTGTATGAGTACTTGCAGAAAGGAACATGGAAATGAGCAAAAAGAAAGTCAAAGAAAAACTTAAACTTTATTATTTTTCTCAATGGGATGATCCGTACGACGTGTATAACGAATTTACGGTTTTAGCCAAATCGGAAGATGATGCGTGGAAACAAATTAAAGAAAAGATGAAAGAACCAGAAGGCTACGGAACGGATTATAACGGCAACACGTATCCGTGTTATGGAACGTATGAGCATAATCGCTCTGTTTACAAAGTTAAGTGCTATCCGGTAGATAAGCCTGTTGTAATTAGACATTTTTCAGCAGATTAGCAAAGGAGTGCAAATGATTGATGTAATCAAAGTCCTGCTGGTCATGTTCATCGTCACCGCGATGGTGTGGCTGGCGGCGTATACGGTATTGACTGCGGTAAATGCTTTAAAAGATTGGATGTATTTAGCTAAAGGAATGATTTTAAGTTTGTCTAAAGAGATGAAAGGAACATGGAAATGAAAATCGATTTACCAGTAGGAACCAGAGCAACCTTAGAAGAATTTATCGATGCTTATACACCGTATTTTTTAATGAAGTATGGCTATAGGGAATACAGCCATGTTTTACCTTTAGGCACAAGAAAAATCTGTTGTCGATCTGTGAAGACTAAGTATGGTGAGATTATTGTCCATGATGACGACGTCTTAACCTACGTAGGCGGCAAAAAATGGGCTGTAGAGCAAAGAAAGGAGCATAGAGATGGAATTACACAAAGGTGATAAATACAAGGACGTTGACGGCACTGAATTTCAGGTGTTCGGTGCTTTGGATGACACGTATACATATTTTTTCATTGCTAACTTAAAGCAAAATATCGTAATTAGAATGCAACCTAAAAATGCAACTGAGTTTCTATCAGGCATGGAGAAGGTGAATTGATGGACGGATACTCAATGATGCTACTTTTAGGTGTGTTCTGTTGGATTGTTTCAAGCAGCGGTGAAAGCAGAAACTCCACAGTTAATACAATCATTTTTGGAGTATCAGTTGTAGCATTGGTGTTTTTAAGGCTATTTAAAGTGTTATAGAGGGGATTTGGGCGAATGGCTGAGCGTAAGGATGTTAACAAATTTTTAAAGAAAGATTTCTGGGGGTACATGTATCAAGGCGGCATTCATCCAGGGCAATTAACAGGGACTAGTTTTGATTTAGCACCAGCAGGGCATAGTAATACCAACTCGACCGAAAAAGCTTATGTGGACACTATGAGTAAAGCAGAGCGAGCACAGTACTTAGCCTTGACTGTCTTAGTAGCGATTAAAGACTGCACTGACTTTGAGTATCATGGCAAACATAGAACCATCTTGGAAAATTACTATATCCAAAATCTTAATAATTACCAAACTCAGGTAAAAGTTGGCATGAATGACAGTGAATATAAAACTGCAAAGAAAAATGCATTGAAAGAGTTCATCAGTCGTTATGATTACTGGCGTGACGCTCGTGATTGTCCTGAATTGCCGCCCCTTTTCTACCCTCAAAAACCCAAAAATCGCCCAAAATCTATCCAAAAGTAAACCATTTTTCACCCAAAAATCGCCTAAAAAGCGACCGCAATTCAACCATGAAGGGAAGTATATTGGTATTGTCGAAAAATTAGGAAGCACGAGATCTGATTTTTTGACACGGCGTGAATACCAAGTAAGTTAAGTTCATTAATTTAACCTCCTTTAAAATTATGGTAAGAATCGTGAAAGCCTGAACAGGCAAAAAGACACGTCCGACTTAAAGTTGCGGTGGTGTTGGTGTAAGTCCAACCACGATTCATAGGCTATCAAGTTGGGAGCCAATTAACAATTCTTATATTCCTTTATTATTGTTGTTTTGTCTGATAGTGAAGCGGCGTGGAAAACCGTAGATCTACGCTTTATACAGAGGTATAGCAGTTCGACTCTGCTGTGTCTCTTAGCTTGCGAAGACCCAAGGAAAACGGCGAGCAAGCGCAAACACTGTCCGTCACCTGTACCATCAACGTCAGGTGACACCATGAGTCAGACAGGTGTGTATGCAAGTTGTGGTCTTATTGCATGCCGAGGTTCAATTCCTCGTTGATTCTTTGATCCTTTCAGGATCACGTGTTAAGTCAGCATTTATATGCTGATCTGATCAGTCTTGTACCGGTCATTTGTTTTTCGAAAATGTTGCATGTAGATTACAGTATATCTGGTGTGCAGTGGTATACACGTGAGTTCAAATCTCACACTGATCATTAGGAGGAAAAATTAATGAAAGCTTTATCCGTACGTGGTGACTATATTATGCAGATGATAGAAGGTACCAAGAAGATTGAATACAGGACATGACAGACAAAATATCGTGGACCATTGCTAATGTGTTCAACCGCTAAAAAAGTGGCTGGCGCAGTACCTGGATATGCAATTTGCATAGTCAATCTAAAAGACATTGAATGGAGTGATTTCGATGAATGTTTTCATTGGAGCATTGAATTACAAGATTTAATTGAGCCTGTGCCCGTTAAAGGACAGCTCAAGCTATTTAATGTTGATGATAGTATGATTACACCTGTTAAAGACAAAAAGGCTTGGAAAGCAAAAATAGAGCCTTTAATTTACAAGCCACGAAAACGAAAAAATAAGCGCTAAAAGGCGCTTTTTTATTTTGGTGAAAATTATGTATAAAACAAAAAGATTCGGATTGGTTAGCTCTAAGACAGAAAATCAAATTTTAGCAGAGCTGGAGCGAGATCTAAAAAGAGAAAGGAACAACAAACATGAGTCTACTAGACGTAATCAAGACACAAAGCCTGATCACAGATAGTGTGCTTGTTTCCTTTTCTATGGGTAAAGATTCGATTGTTACGTTAGATCTATGTATGAAGTACTTTAAGCACGTTCAACCGTTCTTTATGTACTTAGTACCTGGATTGCAGTTTCAAGATGAAGCACTAGAAAAGTATGAAAAGCGCTACGGTGTTGAAATTATTGAAGTACCTCACTTTGAAAATGCTGACTTTTATAGATACGGCTCTTTTAGAGATGCTGACTATAGTGTCCCAAGAGTGAAAATTAGAGCAATCTATGAAGCTTTGAGGCAGGACACGGGCATTTACTGGATTGCCGGCGGCGAAAAGATTAATGATTCAATTGTGCGGCGCGCAATGCTAAAGAGCACAGGTTCAATTGATGAAAAGCGTGGTCGTTTCTACCCTGTCATGTACTGGACTGATAAAGAGATTAAGCAGTATATGAGGATGAACCACCTGTTCTATCCAAAATTCAACCAGGAACTAGGATTCAGCTTTCATAGTTTAGCTGGTAAAGAGCTATCAGCAATTAAAAAGATTTATCCGGACGACTATCAGAGAATATTGAAATTTTTCCCTGAAGCTGAAGCCGGTGTTTTACAGTATGAGACTTATAAGAGAGGTGAAAAGTGATGGTTAGGAAATTGTTCCCAGATTTACATTCTTGGGCGGCTGATGGTGCTGCTAGCTTGCATCGTTATCCTGAAGGTACAAAAGCTCCGAGATCTTTAGCTGGAGACAGAGCCGAGCGCAGATGGTCAAGACAAGTTGAACAACAGATGAAATACTTGGATGATCCAAAATATATCAAAGCGCAAGAGCGCTACCAAAAGCAAAATAAAGCGGATGACAATGCGATGGCTAAGATGCGGACAGCAGTAGCAAAGGAATATCACAAAAAGCATCCTGAATTGTCCAGGATTAGAGCTAGATTGCGGTCGATTCAAACAGGTACAGGGGCTAAAATTATGAGTCTATACAATCAGGGATGGAGCGGCACTGAAATTGCTAAAAAGCTTCGATTTAATGCAAAAAAAGGCACTTTTGGACGTTCGGGGGGGAGAAATCTCTTGTGACAAAAGGCAATTTCAAAAGATGATCAACAGGAAGCAGAGGAGGTTAATGATGGTTCGCAAAAGAGTAATGTCTGAACAAGAATACCTTAATCGCAAAGGCGTTGGAAGTTAATTAAGTGGAGTTATGGATGACCGCTTGCGTTCTGTCAGACAACTTAGATCCACACGAGGAGAAGAAAAATTCAATCGTGACAACAAAAGTGCTATAGATAGTTACCATGCCAAACGAAACCAAGCTAGACGCGAATATCAAAGACTAGTATCTAGCGGGAAAGTTCGACCACCTAGTAATGCTGAAAAAGCATGGAAGACTGCACATGGATTATCTGAAAACAGAGCTGTACAAGCAGCAAGACGTGTACTGGCTAAACATGGCGTAGATTGGAAAACTGGCAAAAGAATAGGGACAGTTTCTGGTAGAGGACTATGGCCTACTTTTCGTAAAGGTTCAACAGGCAGCAGAGGGGGCTAGTTATGTCTAAACCATTACAACATTTTAAATTTGGAACAGTAAAAAGATCACAAATCAAGTTCGCTGACTATAATCCTCGTATCATTGATGAAAGCAACCAGAAGAAGCTCATTAAAGCAATCAGAGAGAATGGATTAATCGAGCCGCTAGTATGGAATAAGCGTACAGGTGTGTTAGTGGGCGGACATCAACGTTTAACCGCAGCTGATAAGATTTACCGTAAAAAAGATTATGAAGTACCTGTAGCAATTATTGACGTTGATGAGAAGACTGAAAAGAAGCTAAATGTACAACTCAATAACCCATCGATACAAGGCGATTGGGACTTAGATGAGTTAGCTGATCTATCTAAGGATGTTTCGTTTGATGATATGGGCTTTGACAAATCTGATATTGATTTCATGTTTGATGGTGAGGTTGATTTTGATGGAAAAATTAAAGATGAACCACCAGAGAGCAAGAAAGAAACGCCTTATGATGATGAAGTCGAAGACGAAAAAGACAAATTAGCTAGTCTTGCTGAATTCAATAAGAAGAAAGCCGACTTTAGACATAAAGACAAGGACACAACCATTATCAATTTTTATACCAAGGTTGTTTTCCCATCTAATGAAGCTAAAGAAGAGTTCTATAAAAAGGCTAATATTCCAGCCAACGAAGAATTTATCACGTTCGATCAGTTAAAACGGTATTTTGAAAAGAAATAGGTGAGTTAAATGGCTAAAGCAAAATGGGAACAGTGGCTAAAGCCTGAAAATCTCACTTTACTTCAAGGCTGGGCTAGAGACGGGCTTACAAACGATCAAATAGCCAAGAAAATGGGCATAGTGCGTTCTACGCTTCAATCATGGATAAAGACACATGAGGACATTTCAAACGCCCTAAAAAAGGGTAAAGAGGTCGTTGATGCTGAAATTGAAAACAGTTTGATTTCAACGATGAAGAAACACACTGTTACCACGACAACTTATAAGATGGTCAAAAAGGATGAATTTAATCTAAAAGCAGAGCGGATTAAATTTAGTAATGTGTACAAACTGGACCACCCTGAAGCTTCAAAACAAGAAATCTTGATTGCTACAGCTGCGAACGTAGATGTCTATGAAAAGATACCGATTAGCAAAACGGTGACTGAAGTAGACCCGAATGTATCAGCTGCTATTTTTTGGCTTAAAAACCGTAGACCCGACAAATTTAGAGACCAAACGTTCCAGAAGCTTAATGAAGCCAACGCACGCAAGGCTATTGCTGATGCTGGTATTAGTGAAGCGCAACTTAAGTCACTTAAGGAAGAAGACAATCCAAGCAATCGCACGGTTATTGTTGATGATGTAGCAAAGATGAAGGAGTTGAGAGATCACGAAGGCAGTACAGATAAGCAAGGAGATTAATCCACACTTTTATGATATGTGGACTACTGATAAACCTTATGTTGTTTGCAAAGGCGGACGTGGCTCTTTTAAGTCCAGCGTTATCAGCCTGAAGCTTGTAACGATGATGATGTTTTACATCGCAATGGGCAAAACCGTCAATGTTATTTGCATTCGTGAAAATCAGCAGTACTTACGTGACTCTGTATATAATCAAATCCTTTGGGCTATGAGCATTTTAGGCGTTGAATCTGAATTCAGAACGCGTGTTAGCCCTATGGTGATTCAACATATACGCACAGGATCAACGTTTTACTTCTACGGTGCCAATGACCCTATGAAATTGAAATCCAATATCGTAGGCAATGTGGTGGCTGTATGGTTTGAAGAATTTAGCAATTTAAAGAATGTGAATGTTTTTGATCAGTCTGTGCCCACCTTTATTCGACAAAAGCCTGATTTCGTTAAAGATGTAAAAATATTCATTAGTTACAATCCGCCAAGAAACCCATATGCATGGGTGAATGAGTGGGTAACACAGCGAGAGACTGATCCAGATTACTTTGTTGACAGTTCCACGTATTTAGATGATGAACTTGGCTTTACTACTAAGCAGCAGTTAGATCTAATTGAAAAATACAAGCAAAATGACCCCGATTACTACCGCTGGCTCTACCTTGGTGAGGCTGTCGGATTAGGTACACAAGTCTATAACATGAAGCTATTCAAGGTTGTGGACCGTATTCCAGATGATGAATACATTACTGACATCTTTTACGGAATGGATACCGGTTTTATGGTGTCTGCTACAGCTTGTGTAGCGTGTGCTTTCACGAATAAGTACAACGTCTATGTTTTAGACACGTTTTACTACGATCCAACAAAGTACGAGCGTAAATTATCAGCATCCGAGCAAGCGGAACGAGTACACGACTTTATCAATCAGATTACTGATAAATATGGCGTTTTGCCTTGTAATCAGACAATAGATAGTGCTGATGGCGGTATTTATACGCAATACTGGCAGATGTACAACGTCCAATGGTCTAAGGTGCGTAAACTTGGTGAAGCCGAGATGATTGACCGTGTTCAAGATTTAGCCGCACAAGGGCGCTTGCATGTTTTGAAAACACCAGGCAATGACATCTTTTTAGACGAACACAAGAAATACCAGTGGGATCCAGCAACCGTTAATAGCGATCATCCGCGTGTTATCAAAGAGTTTGACCACAGTTGCGATGCACTTAAATATGGCATGCTAGATAATGAGCAGCTACTTGGCTTGTCTGCATAGGTGGTGAGTACATGAACATATGGGCAAGGATTAAGAGATTTTTTCGTAAAGGAGGTGCAAAGCTAGGCATGGTAGAGTATAAATCGCTGAGAGCTATCACAGATGATCCACGAATTAAGGCTCCAGCCGAAGAGTATGAGCGCATTCGCAAGGCAAAGAACTATTATCAAGATAACTTGTCGCAAGTTAAGTACTATGCAATGGGTAACGAACATAAACGCAAACTTAACTCAATCAATGTCACAAAAATGGCATCAAGGCGGCTTGCATCTCTCATATTTAACGAGCAATGTTCTATCAAAGTTGATGATAGTCAATTGCAAGACATATTAGACACCATTCTCAAGCGTGAAAATTTCTATACCACGTTTGAAACTGAGCTAGAAAAGTGGATTGCATTAGGCTCTGGCGGTATCCGTCCTTATGTTGAAGATGACAAAGTAAAACTTAGTTATGCTGACGCTGACGATGTTTACCCGCTTAATTCAAACACAACCAAGGTGGATGAAATTGCATTGTCCAGGCGTATTCGCAAGATTGAAAACAACGAAGCTGTTTACTATACCTTGTTAGAGTTCCATCAGTGGGGCAGTAGCAAAGAAGTAGACGATCAAGGAAATGTTTACCGACCTTACACGATTACTAATGAGTTGTATAGATCAGGTGACTCAAACAGCATCGGTGAGCTTGTACCACTTAATTCAATTGATGAATATGCTGACTTGCAACCACAGTCAACATTTCAGCATTTAGAAAAGCCGCTTTTTGCCTTTTACCGTAATGCAGGAGCAAACAACAAGAGCCTAGCTAGTCCATTAGGTTTAGGCTTGTGTGATAACTATTGGCACACGGTAGACGACATTAACGCTACACACGATGGCTTTGCATGGGACGTGAAGACTGGGTACAGGCGGATCACCATTCCGAAAACGTGGGTAAGACGTCAAACACAGATCAACGGCAAATCGATTCCTGAAGGCTCACAGATGTATTGGGATCCTAAAGATGCGGTATTCGTACCAATTAACGCCTGTAATGATGACTCTAGTTCATTCAAGGATTTAGCAATTCAAATTAGAACGGAACAATACACGGCTTCAATGGACTTCTTTTTACATGAATTTGAAAATGAAGTTGGATTAAGTCAAGGCACGTTTACCACCTCACCAACTGGCGTTCAAACCGCTACAGAAGTAGTAACCAATAACTCAATGACTTACCAAACGCGGTCATCTTATTTAACGCAAGTTGAAAAGATGATTGACCAGCTGGTATATGCGATTGCTGAACTACTTCAAACGCCTGATGTATGGAGTGATAGACAAGCTCGGTGGTCTGGTGACATTGATAAGCTGACAATTACGCCTGATTTTAACGATGGTGTATTTGTTGACCAAGAAGCCCAGCGCCAAAGTGATTTACAGGCTGTTCAGGCTGGTATTTTGCCTAAAAAGCAATTCTTAATGAGAAACTACAATCTTGATGAGAATACGGCTGACCAGTGGTTAAGTGAAATTCAAGATGAGCAATCACCAGAGCCGCCAGAGCAAGAAATGTCAATGTTTCCTAGTGAGGGTGGTGTAGCAAGTGACAGATCAAGAGATAACGCAAGCCCAGATGATGGAGAAAGCAAGTAATATTGCTGATTATTATGCTTACACAGAACAACAGATGTTCTATATCTTGATTGACTCATTTAAAAAGACACGTCCAGAGTTGATGAATGCTGAAAAAGACCCACAAAAAATAATGGAATGGCGATTAAAGGCCCTATCTGAATTGGGCGGATTAACTGATAAGGTGATTAATTTAATCAGTCGTTCTAGCGGCTATTCTAAGCGTGCTATTTATGACTTGATTGAAAAAGATGGGCTAAAGGTTACTAAGCAGTTCAATCGTAAACTTGCTAAAACGCTAAAAAAGCCCGTACACGATGTTTCTTTACAGTCTAGGGCAATTATCAATAGTTACGTCAATCAAACGATGAGAGGCGTTGACAATTACGTCAATCAAACCTTATTAACTCGTAACTATAGCAAGAATGCGGCTGCTAAGACATACCAAGAAATAGTAAATAAGACTGTTAACGATGTGATTGTAGGCAAAAAGCCCCCACAAAGGGCACTAATGGACAATATTTACCAGTGGCGCGATAAAGGTATGAGTTCAGCGTTAATTGACAAAGCAGGTCATGAATGGAGCCTTGAGGGCTACACACGTACAGTGATTCAGTCAACCACTTCACGTGTTTACAATGATTTGCGTATTAATTCAATGCAAGAGTTCGATTCCGTGCTTTGTGTTATGAGTTCACACCCCGCAGCTCGTCCAGCATGCGCACCAATTCAAGGTAAAGTGGTGTGCATTGTACCGACTAGTGACCCTAGATATAAAAAAGGCTATCCGAGCATTTATGACTATGGGTATGGTACACCAGCAGGAACGCAGGGCGTTAATTGTGGTCATGCTCTTTGGGCTTATGTTGAAGGCGTATCGCACAATTATCAAAAACAATATGATCCTAAAGAAGCTGTAGCAAAGATGAAAGTACAGCAGAAACAACGCTATTACGAGCGTGGAGTACGTAAAAATAAGCGCAAATTAGAACTAGCCAAGCGTGCTGGGGATGCTGACGGAATAAGTAAGTATTCGGCTGGTGTTCGAGGTTATCAGGCTAAATTAAGAAAAATTGTTAAGGATCACGATTTCTTAGCAAGACAATATTCAAGGGAGCAAATAGCAAAGGAGAAATAATATGGATCAGTTAACACGCGAAATCAATGACTTACAGAACGAAAAGGACGGTCTAATAGGTAAAATTGTTAACTTAGACTCTTACTTAATGGAACACACGCTATTTATTGGTCATGAAAAAGAGTATTTAAGAACACAAAGATCAATCATGATGAGTTATGTTCAAATGCTTGATTTACGAATTAATGAACTAAAGCAATATCAAAAGAAGCACAATTAATTTAAATAATCGACCCGAGTAAGTCTTAAAACTGCTTATTTTTTATGCTCTTATCGTGGTCGTACCACGTATAAATTAAACGTTAGGAGAAAAATATGGAACGTGAATTTTTAGAAAAACAAGGCTTGAATGCTGATCAAGTAAAGGCTGTCATGGCTCAATATGGTAAAGACGTTAGTGAATTAAAAAGTAAGGCTTCTAAAGCTGATAACTTTGAAACTCAAATTGGCGATCTTAAAGACCAACTGAAAGACCGTGACAAGCAATTGACTGACCTGGGCAAGCAAGCCGGCGACAATGACGCTTTAAAAGCCCAAATTGCTGAATTGAAGGACGCTAACAAGCAAACTCAGAAGGATTATGAAGCTAAATTAGCAAAACAGAACCGTGATTTTGCTGTTTCTACTGCACTCGGTAAAGCTGGTGCAATTGAAAATAAGGCGGTCTTACCATTTATTGACATGGACAAGGTCTCTGTTGACAACAACGGCAACCTGCTAGGCTTTGAAGACCAATTGGAAGCCGCTAAAAAGGATCATTCATTCCTGTTCAAGCAGGAAGAAAAGAAAACAGAATCAAAGCCCACGCCGCATATTGTGTCTAGTGGCAACAATGATTCAGATGTTGAAAAGAAGCCATCTGAAATGAGTCTTGACGAACAAACCGCGTTGTATCGTAAAGACCCTGACAGATGGGCACAATTATTTAATAGATAGGAGTTTTAAATGGCTGAAACACATTTAAAAGATATGATTATTCCCACTGTCTTTGGCAACTGGGTGCAAAATCTTTCAGAAAAGACCAATAATTTTATCAAGTCGGGTATTATGACCGCCGATTCAGATTTAGGTGGACGTTTAAATCAACCTGGTACCAAGATCACTATTCCATATATCAACGACTTAGACGGTACGCCAAACAATTGGACCGACGATACTGACATTCCTGTAGACAACCTTACTTCAGGCTCACAAGTTGGTATGAAATTCTACCAAAACAAGGCTTTCGGTGAAACTGATCTTTCACGGCTTATGACCGGTGCGCCAATTCAACAACAAATCGCTTCAAGATTTGCTAATTTCTGGAATACTAGTGATCAAGTTATGCTGTTTGCAGTCCTTAAAGGCATGTTCCAAGTCGATGACATTGCTAATTCAAAGGTGCTCGACTTAACAGTGCAATCACCAACTGACGCTAATTTCAGTGCTAAGGGATTTATTGCAGCACTTTCACTCATAGGCGATCAACCAGAAAATATTTTGAGTGCTATTGCAGTTAACTCAACTACCTATGCGATGATGAAGTCACAAAATTTGATTGATCCTATTCAGCCTTCAAACGGTGCTACTCCAATCAACGTCTATAATGGCAAGCAAGTAGTTATTGATGACGATATTCCTGTAAACGATGATGGCACTTCTGTAGCATATCTGTTCGGTAACGGTGCCATTAGATACTCAACTTCAATGTATGGCACTCAAGTAGTAGATGAGCCACTTAAGCAAGGTGGACGTGAATCCGTTGTACAAAAGCGCGTCGGCTGTATTCACCCTGCTGGTATGTCAATTGAACCATCATTTGTACCAACAAAGGCAAACTTCCCAACACCTGAAGACTTTGCTAAGAAAGAAGCTTGGACAATGCCTAAGGATGTTGACGTTAAGAAGGTCCATTTGGTTGAGTACAAGTTCAAGCTTGACCCATTCTTTGTCTTAAAGCAAAAGTCTCAAAAGGCTGTTGACAAGGCAAAGCAAAATGCTGAACAAGATACTGACAAGGATCAAGGCAAGTAATTAGGAGGCTAGATTATGACGCCACTGTTAGATTATGAGACATATGAAAAGCTAGGCGGCACGGCACCAGAGGACAAATTTGCTAAGTTGGAGCTAGATGCGGAAGACCTGATTAATCCAAGAACGAATTTTTATTACTTGTCTCATTCAATTGACACTGACGCAGATAAGGAAAGGGTTTACCTATTTAGAAAGGCCTTGACCCTGCAAATTAATTACTCAAATGATGTTGGTGCGTCTACGCCTTATGAAATGTCTGATAAGGATATTAAAAGCGTATCTGTGGACGGTACAACCGTCACGAAAGGAACCACTCCAATTAATTTCGTAACTGATGGTGTCTATAATCTGGCTACTGATTATTTATTTAGAGCTGGCTTGCTCTATCGAGGTGTGCCTTATGATTAGACCACCTAAAGCGATGTTCCAAGATACTATCACCCTGAAGCATTTAGAAGCCGATAAGAGCGACCCCTACGGTGAAAGTGAAACAGTTACTCAAACTGAGATTAAAAACGTGAGATTCAGCCTTAGAACAGTGTATTCGGGTACTAACAATGATAGGCAAGTTGTAGCAAACGCCACAATTGTGGTCATGTCTACGTACTCGGAGCCGTTCTATGAATTCACGGAGCAAAATCAGGGCGACAAAATTGTTTTTAATGGTCATGAATACACGATTAAGACAATTAACCGTGACATCGAGCCTTTTACTAATCAGGTCTATCAATATAGATTGTGGGTGATCTGATGGGTGTTAAAGTTCATGTAAACCTATCAGGCTTAAACCGTAAATTAAGCGCTGAGAGCCTAAAAAGAGCACGTAAGTTAATGGCTAATGATGCACTTCAAGCAATGAATAAATATGTGCCTAGTTCATCACAGGGCAACGATGAAAGCGGCTCAACTCTTAGAGGAATGTCAAGCGTTGCTGAAGATGGCTCAAGTGTTATGTACCGCGCAATTTATGCAAGGGCGCAATTTTACGGTTTTATTACCAATAAGTACGGTGGTCCCTTTAGAATTCACAATTACACTACGCCTGGCACGTCTAGACGGTGGGATTTACGGCTAAAAGGCCATAAAGAAGACATGAATCATGTCAAAGAAGCTTTTGTGAAAGGATTGGACCTGAAGTAATGCTAGTAAATGATTTACAAGAAGCGTTGGTTAATAACATCAATCGCCGAATTGACTCGGGCTTTTTTACCTACAATAAGGATCATGTGCTGATCAAGTATCTTGATAAAGATGATGTAGTTGGTCTAGTGCCTAATCCAGGTAGCCACATGGTCAGTATGGACATGGCTGGTGAAGAGTACTGGCAATACAATTACTCAATTACTATGCGGACTAAATCAAGAGCTGAAGCACATAATCGGTTATTTGAGTTAAGTCAGTATCTGCAATTGCTGAATCAAACAAAAGATTTAATTAGTAAAAATGGCTCGTGGGTATTTGATCAGATTGAGGTACCTAACGAACCAGCAGAAATTCAAGAAGATTTACAAGGAACAGTTACATATTCGATGGACGTGGCTGTTTTTATTTACAAACAAAGAGGAGTTTTTTAAATGGCAGAAGCACAAACTAAATTCATGCCTGGTACTAAGGCAGACAATACAGGTTTTCCAGAAAACTTTGTCAATCGTATTTTTATCGATACTAAGCCAAACGTAGATAATGCAGGCGATGTTGACTTAGACGATGTAACTAATGGCTCATGGGCTTGGGTAGCCTCAGGTATCACTAGTCAAACACCAAGTGCCAACGAAACAACCACTAATGACGCATATTACGATGGTGGCGGCTTTACTGATACCGACGTTACCGGTAAACAAATTCAAATTGCTATTTCAGGTAATCGCAAAGTTGGTGATCCAGCACAAGACTTTGTAGAAAAGTTGTTCTTTAAGTTTGGCACATCTGTTAAGACCCGTGTTATTTGGATTAAGAACAATTTACCAATTATTGCGCGTTGTACTATTTCAAACATTGTTCCTACTGGTGGTAACGCCAATGCAAAACAAACTTTCAGTTTCAACATTGCCTTTAACGGTCGGCCAAAGATCTTTAATGGTCAATTAACCATGACTGCAACCAGTGTAGCAAAGATCTATAGCGCTTCTGTTGATTCTTCAAAGAAGGCGGCTAATGATGATGACCTTGTTCCAGCTGTAATTAAAGAAGAAGCAGACGCAACAGCGTCATCTGGTTCTGACACAGGATCAGCAGGAACTGGTAAGGACAAGTAAACAAAGTTAGGAGAATTAATAGATGAGTGTAATTGAATTAGATGGTTTAAAGAATTTTAACAACGTACGTGAAATTAAGCTCCCAGGTATTGAAAAGACTTGGAAGATCAAGTTCGATGACAATTATCGTGTACAATCCAGTTTAATTGCTAGTCAAGTGGACAAGCTTTATCAAGAACAATCATCTGATGATTATGAGGAAGAATTGCTTGACATGGCACCAGCAGAACGTCGCAAGCGCCTTACCAGTGATTTAGCTAAGTTTAAAAAGGCTTGCGTAGATGGCTTGAGTGCCTTACTTCAAGACGATAATGCAGGTGAAGAAATCTATAAGGCTATGGGCGAATCAACTGAAATTTGTGCCCAAATTATTGGCAAGATCAACGACACTGCTGATAAGGTGCTCAACGTCGCTAAGGACGAAGAGAAGACCGCAAAGTACGACACGGAAAGATAGTGAACTTATGCTAAGTCTTACTCATAGCCCAACAACACAGTTTTCGTGGAATGGGGAAATTTATGATATTGACCTAGCGTTTGACACTGTCTTACTGTATCTGCAATTGCAGGAAGACCAAGAATTAAACCCATTCCAAAAATGGCGGCAATCTTGTAAATTGTTTTTTGGCAAAAATCAAAGATTGCCAAGTGATCCGGATTTTTACGCGAAATCATTTGAGAAAATCTCAAGAATTATCACTGATCAGCCATATGGACTAAAGGAACCAGAAAAAGATGATGGAGGTATAGAAGCAACCAAACAGTTTGACTATGTCAGGGATGCGGGCGCTATCTATGCCTCTTTTTTTGAACAATACGGAATTGACCTCAACAAAGAACGAGGAAAAATGCATTGGACCGTCTTCAAAGCCTTATTTGATGGGCTAGGTCCTAAAACATACTTTCAACGTATTTTGGAGATTAGGCGTGAAGACGCCAGCAAGATTGAGGATCCTACAGATAGGCAAGAACTGCTTGATGCTCAAAACTACTATGCGGTTGATGGCTCTAAGACTGAAAAGGAATTAGAGCAACAAGCTTTGAACAGTAGTAGCTTGTCCAACATGTTCGATTCGTTACTAGATCAAGCAAAGAAAGGAGGTAACTGATGGCTGACGGTACAATTAAGATTGACATTGATATTCCTGTTGAAAAGGTTCGATCTGATACTAAAGAAGTCGACCATATGGTTGAAAATATCGGTAAGAATGCTGGTAAAGACATGGACGGCTCTTTTAAGAAGAATGCCGAAAACGTTAAGCGTGAAGCTAAGTCTGCAGGGGATGCGATAGATAAAGATTTAGGCAAGGAACATAAAGCTAAGATCAAGGTTGACGACTCTGAAGCTAAATCTAAGGTTAGTGAGGCTAAGCATGATTTAGACGAGCTACCTAAAGAACGCAAAACTAAGATTGACGCTGATAATTCTGATGCTGACCGTAAAATAAATGAGACAAAGCGCAAGACTAACGAATTGCCAAAAAAGCATAATACTGACATTGACGCCACCGATCACACAGGTGGCGTTTTTGCTAGGATTAAGTCTCACTTTGACAAGGCCAATGAAGAAGGCAAGAAAACACATAGTCTTTTTGGAACTATCTTTTCAGCGAATATTGTTTCTAATGCGGCTATGGGAGCTTTTGGACGCGTTAAAGACGCATTAGGTGGAATGATAGGCGAAGCTAAGCAATACGCCCTAGAACAGCAAACAATGAATGCCACGTGGCTGACTTTGACTAATAGTGCTTCCAAAGGCAAAGCTATGGTAAATCAAATTAATACTATGGCTGCAGCTGCTCAAAATAGTACCCACATGGTCGACCAGTTATCTCAAAAATTCTATGCAATTAACAATAGTGCAGAGCAAACGGGTAAGTTGACTAAGGCAGTTCTGACATTACAGGATGCTTTTGGCCAAAGTGATGCGGCAGTCGAAAACTTTGGTACTCAGTTTGCTCAAATGATGGCTAACGGTAAAGTATCAGCACAAGACATGATGTCTATCGTTAATACTTTTCCAAAGCTAAAGCCTATGTTGCTGGATTATGAACGGCAAATTCACCACAGCAAAAACATGACGATGTCCGAAATGTCCGACTTGATGTCAAAAGGAAAAATCAAGTCGCAAGATATGATCAATGTTGTGCTAAGAGCTGGCAAGAAATTTCAAGCCGCAACTGGAAACTTTACCAAAACCATTCCTGGTATGAAGCGTACAGTTGAGGCTGAAATGCCTAGACTTTTACAAGCCTTCGAAGGTCCATTAACTAAAATGCAGAGTCCTATCTATGGTGCTGTATCTAAGTGGGTAAGTAGCAAAAAAACAGAGAAAGAATTTGGTGCGCTTGGTAAGACTGTATCTCACGGAATGAATCAAGTGATGAAGGCTTTTTCTGGTGGCAAAGGCGTAAATGCAACTAAGGCCCTGGACAATGCTATTAACGGTATTAATAAGGGACTTAAAGGCGTGTTTGGCTGGATTAGCGGTCATGCTAAAGACCTCAAAACAATTGTTTCAAGTGTTGCAAGTATTGGTGGTCAGCTAGCTAAAGCGGTTTGGAAGGACTTTGCCTCAATTATTACCACTATCGGCAATATGTTTGGCATCACCGCCAAAAATGGAAAAGCCTCTGGTGGTGCTGTTCATGTCCTTGCAGAAGCCTTAAATTGGTTAGCTAAACAAAAATGGGCTATAAAAACCATTGCTGCTTCTCTGGTAACCATAGCAACCATTAAGCAACTGGATCATGTTGCTGGCAGCTTATTTTCAATTGGCAAGAAAGGCTATCATGCTTACAAAGATGTAAAAGCCTTAAGAGCTGGGCTAAAAGGGGTTCAAGATATCAAGAACTTCAGCAAGACCGAACAAGGTTTTGTAAGAATTGGTAGCGCAGCTCGTAGTGCTGCTAAATGGGCTCGTGGCTTATTCAGTGCTTCAAAAGGTGGCGCTGGTCCACTTAACGGCCTTCTGCAGTCCGCTCACTCTGCTGGTGGCTTCAAGAACTTAACTACAGCGGGCAAAATTGGCACTGGCTTAGCTGGTGCTGGTGTTGCTATTGATGCTGGCTCACAGTTCTTAAATGCTTACAAAGATCGCCATAATGCTGACAAGCGTAGTCAAGATATCGGTAAAGGTATTGGTGCTGGTATCGGCGGTGGAATCGGATTGTATTTCGGTGGCCCACTAGGTGCAGCGCTTGGAGCCAAAATTGGTGGCTTTATTGGTAAATGGGGTGGCGAAGGAGTTAACCAATTTACTAAAGGGTGGCAATCTCAAGGTAAAAAAGTAAAACCACAAAATTGGGTCCAGTGGCTAGGACTTCAAGCTCACAACAGTTTTAGTTTCTTTGCTGGATTAGGCAAAAAAGCAATTAATGGTATTGGCAAAGGAATTAATAGCTCTAAGCAATTTATCCAAAAGAACGGTAAAGAACTAGCTTTAACGTTTGCTGATCCGTGGGCTGGAATTCCTGCTTTGATTCTGAAAAATAATCCTAAGGCACGACAAGCCGTAAGTAAATTCGCTAAGGGCATACAAAATGGCTTTAAGGGCTTGGGTAAATGGCTTCATAACCTACCAGCTAACATGCACAAAGGCTGGAAACAGGGTGTTGAAAAGTCACACAAAGTGATGTCTAAGTTCTGGAAAGATACCAGCAAAGGCTGGAGAAATTTCTGGAAAGGCGTTAATAACAATCGTTATGTTAAGGCTTTTAAAAAAGGTGAATTTTTTCAAACTGCTGTAAAGGATATGAAGTCTCGCTGGAAGTCATTCAGCAAAGACTTCAGCAAGAAATGGAACTCAACTTGGAGAAGTGCTCAAAAACAAGGCACTAATTTCAAGAAAAAGTTTGGTAAAACGTGGAATTCTACTTGGAAAAGCGCAAGGTCTAAGTGGAATAGCTTCAAAAAGTTATTTAGCAAAGCTTGGTCAAATAATTGGAAAGCCATAAACTCCAATCGTTATGTTAGAGCTTTTAAGAAAGGTAAATTCTTCAGTACAGCTCTAAAGGACATGCGTTCACGTTGGAACTCATTTAAGGGCTGGCTGGGCAAAAATTGGAACAATTTCTGGAAGTCTACTAACAAATGGGCCAAGTCTTCATGGAATGGGACAGTCAAAAACTGGAACTCCATGTGGAACTCAATTAATAAAGGTTGGAATAGCTTCAAAGGCACCATGAATAGTGCTTGGAAAAACTTCTGGGGTGGCCTTGCTTCAATAGTCAAAGGCTGGGGCAAGACTATCAAGGATGACTTTACTGGGACAATTAACAACGTCATCGGTGGCGTCAACGACGTTATTCATGCCTTAGGCGGCGGTAAAAAGACTATTGATTTCTTGCACTTCGCTTCAGGTACTGACTGGAAACACAAGTATCCTATTCCTGCTATCTTAAATGATGGCACTGACAGCCCGCAAACACACAATCGTGAATCAATCATTCATGCTAATGGTGCGTGGGAGTTATTACCAGACAAGACTAATCTCAAGCGCTTTTTACTACCTGGTGATGAAGTGGTAAATGCTAGAGACACAGCTAAACTGTTTGGCAACGCTGTTCACTTTGCTAGTGGTTCATTACCTTACGGAATCAGCCTACCTAGCGTTAATTACTCTCAAATTGAAGAAAAGGCACTCAAACGGCTTCAACATATCAATGAGGAGCATTTACAGCTAGCTAAGAAAGAAGCTCGCAGAAAGCAAGCTAGAGACCATAAGAAGGACAGTGAGTCCAAAAAGAGTAAGAAAAAGTCATCAAAACATAAAAGTTTTACTGCTGATGTGAAAAAACGCAAAGGCTCTATTTTAGTTGACACAGGCTTACTCTATGATTCTAAAAAAGATACTGGTAAAGGCACCTACATAAACGAAAAGCTGTTCAAGCGTTTCATGTCTTACACTAAGGCTAAACCGATTAAAGTAAGCAAAAACAGCCGTATTCGTTACCATGATTTACCAACTAAACGACAAGGTAAATATTACCTAGTAGATTCAAAATGGCTCACAGGGGCTAAAAACAATACTGGTAAGCTTGAAAAACTGAATCGTGAAAGTTATCTAAAGCTTTTACAATTTACTAAAGCTGAACGTAAGTACAAGCTCCCTAAAAAGAAGCGTAAAGCTTCTTCCAGCCGTCGTAGAACGACAACTAGAAGAAGACAGTCATCAGGTTATTCGAGTAGGTCATACTCTACAAGGAGATACTCAACTAGAAGTTATTCAACGGGTGGTTATTCACGTGTTGGTGCTTCTGTTTCTGCTAGTGTAAGTGGATTGAAGAGTGTCCAGGCTTTGTCTAAGGCATTAAAAGGACTCAAGGGCACTCACAAAGTCAAAGTAAAAGCATCAGCAAGTGGTAGCAAGTCGATTACTAAGCTGACTAAAAGTATTAAAAAGGTAGCTGGCAAGCATAAGGTCAAATTGCAACTCACAGGTACTAAGACAGTATCTAAGCTAAGCAAGAATCTTAAAATACTTACTAGTCGTGTCAAGTCTAGTCGATCAGCTCTATCAAAGATTAGGACTAGCGCTAAACATGCTTCTAGCGGTCTTAAATCATTAGGAAGCCGTTCTAGTTCAACAGCTAAACACATTAAGGCGCTGTACAAAACTACTAAGAAGTCTAAATTTGGTTCTGCAATCGCTAAGCAAGCTGAAAAGGCCGTTAAGTCTCTCGAAGGCAAGGGCAATTTTGCCAAAGCCTTTAAGAAATTGGCTAACGAGACTAAGAAAACTCTTAGCAAGATGAAGTCTGAAACTGAAAAGACCTTCAAAGCTATGTGGAATACTTTGAAGAAGGATTCTTCAAATAGCGAGGGAAAGATTGACAGTGATCTAGGCAAATTCGGCAGTAAGTTCAAGCATCAATGGACCAGCATTCAAAGCGGCGTCAAGTCAGCATTTAGCAGATTCTGGTCTTCGATGAAAAGGACTGCTAGAGACGGGTTAAATGACGTTCTTGGCGTTCTCAATCAGGCTATTGGCAAGATTGATACCGTAGTTAGTCAATTCGGCGGTTCAAAGAACGCTGTTCACAAAGTGGCAAGACTAGCAACGGGTACTGGTGCTTTAGGTGGTGTAAGACGTCCAATTACGGCACCTACACTGGCTATCCTTAATGACGGCAATGACAGCCCTGAAACTGGTAATAAAGAAGCTATTTGGGACAGAAACACAGGTGATGTTGAAGTCGTTCCTGGTAGATTTACTCCTAGAATCCTTAAACCAGGTCAAGAAGTATTCAACGCAACCGAAACAGCTCTATTAGGCTATACACAGCCTCAGCATTTTGCTACAGGTACCGGTGCACTTAAAGAACTGTATCATATCGCTAAAAACAATTGGGAACACCCTCAAAAAACCGGACAAGCTCTATTTAGCTCTATAAATGGTCTTACTGGTGCAATTAATCAGTTAGCCCAAGGAGCTAAAAAAAAGGGCGAAAATCAAGGCGTTAAATGGTGGTCACAACTGTGGAAAATGGTTGATGACAAGGTCAATGATGGCGCTGGAAATGTATCCGGATTGCTTAAAGAAGCTATTAAGGTATCCAAGGGCAAGCCGTATGTTTGGGGTGCTAAAGGACCTGACGCTTTTGACTGTTCAGGCTTGGTTGAATATGCTGCTAGAAAACTTGGCATTAATTTATCCGCTCCTTCTGGCACTGAATATAGTCAAGTTGAACATATTCCTCGTTCAGAAGCGCGCATGAATGACTTGGTTTTCTACGGTGCTGGCGGTGGTGAACACGTAGGTATTGTTAGAGATAAAAATACTTATTGGTCAGCTCACTCACCGACATCACACCCTAATATTGGCTATGACAGCATCGATGCTGCACCTGCACATCCAATTCTTTTCGGCCGTATTCGTGGCTATCATTCTAAGAACGATAAATCTGGTGACGTTAAGGCGAATACTAAGTTGCAAAAGCAGATTAAAGACCAAGTAGGTTCAGGATTCTGGAAAACCATCCAGAAGATTGCTGACAAGTACGGCGATAATGGTATGGCAGCAGCATTTAAATTAGGCGGTTCAGTTGGAGCAAGAGCTAAAGCACTTGCAAAAGCAATTAAACAAGCCGTTCCAGGTGCTACTCGTAATGGACTTGCTGGGATTATCGGCTCATGGGAATTTGAATCTGGCGGTTTAAATCCAGCCGCAGTGAATCCTAATGGTGGAGCTAGTGGGCTAGGGCAGTGGTTAGGCTCACGTTTAACTAATTTAAAGGCTTACGCTAGACGACACCATAAATCATGGACCGATCCAGCTACGCAAATTAATTTTGCAGTTAACGGTGATGGCTCAGACAGTGCAACTTTTAAGAGAATTGCTAGAGGCCATGGTTCACCAGGCGAATTAGCCAACGAATTTTCACAAGAATGGGAACGTGGTGGCTATGATGCGCAACACGTAGCCGCAGCTAAGCAAATCGTCGGCTGGTTAAAAGGCTATGCACGTGGTGGAATTGTATCTAAGCCTGAACTTGCTATGGTAGGTGAAGGCAATGCACCAGAATCAATAATTCCGTGGGATCCTAGTCAGAGATCTAGGGCTTACCAAATTATGCAAACAACGCTTGATAACTTCAAAGCTCAAGATGGCAATGCTCAGAAATACCAAAATCAAGCTCAGCAGGTTGTTGACTTAACTAAGACAAACGCTGAAATTCAAGCCATTAACGACAAATTTGATGAGGCACTAGCGGCTTTAGGTATTCTTACGTCACAAGATGAAGTGATTCAAGTTAACAGCTATCTTGATAAGACTAAGATTACTGAGGCTATTTATCATGTCATGAAGCGGATGAATATTAGATCTAATAGAAATTCGAGGTACAACATAAGTGGGCATTAATGATAATAGTGAGATTATTTTTCACAACCGAAGCTCAACTGACTTCGGTATTAAAGTTTTATTTCCTTTCAATCCATTGGCACCAGCGCCTAAAAAGCAAATGATGTCAATTCCAGGGCGTTCAGGTGACTGGGCTACTAACGACAGTACTTATAATTCGTCAGAAACGCCTGTAAATGTGGTCATTCATTTACCTAGAAGATATGAGGACTGGGAGCAGCTGAAAAATGACATCGAAAATTGGCTATATGGTGATGAAGACTGGCTGAGATTTAGCAGAAATTCTGATTACTTATATAGAGCTCAGATAGTTACTGCTCCTACATTTACACCCGTTAATTTTGAAAGAACTAACGCGACATTCACATTTCACTTCCAACCATATAAATATGATGTCGATTCCATTCATTGGCAGGATTTTCCCAGAAACGGTACTGTATACAATCGTGAAAATATCGATGTAAAACCTGACTGGCATATTAATGGTAAAGGCAATTTTATGCTCAAGGTTAACGATGTACCGTATGAGTTTAATAACATTGATGGTGACATTTATTTAAAAGGCGACGAGGGAAATGCATATACCAACGATCCTACTGCCGCCTATTTAATTGATGGATTATTAAATGATCACATAAGACTAGCAAATAACACCGCACCTGTTCTGTACGCTGAGGGCAATGGTAGCAATTCAATTTCAATTGAACCTATGGACACTAATTCAACTTTAAATAAGGCTGAGTTTATTCCTAGATGGAGGCGATTAATTTAATGGTTGATACGGCAACAACTGAAGACACTGGTTATGCTATTGGATTAGATGCTGAACAATCGCCTTATCAAGATGTCATGCAATGTCCATTACTACTAGGGAACGCCGTAGATGACGCTAGTACTCAAGGTGAAGCAGCATTGTTTGACTATATCGAATGTAAAGTCACTTGGAACGCCAATCAAATTCCTACATTACAGTTAACGTATCCAGAAGATGGTAAATTCATTAAGTTAATTCAGGTTGAAAAGGTTATAGTTGGTGATATTAACAGAATTTTGACTCACCAAAAATTTAGAATCAATGAAGTGCTTAGAAGTGATCAAAATATTGTAGTGAATGCGACACACATTATCGGTGAGTACTTGGTCAATAATCCTATTAAAGGTTCAGAGCCAATTACAGGGGCTAATGTGACGGCTTCATGGTGCATAGGCGAGATTCTAGGGCACCTAGCTAAGCCAGTCCCAGAGCTTAACTATGATAGCAATGTGACCAAGGTGGCAAATGCTAATATTGATATTTCTAATACAAATGCTTTAAATACATTGCTTGATGCTGACCAGATGGGTGATAAGCCAGGTAACTCAGTCCTCGCACAATATGGCGGGGACTTTTATTTTGACAACACAACCATTTATCATCGTGAAAATGCGGGCGAAGATAGAAATATTACTGTTAGATACGGTGAGAACATCCAAACATATTCCCAAGAAAAGACCATCAACGATATGTATGTTGGAATCTATGCATTCGCTACATACAATCCAGGTCCTACTCTTGCAACGCTGAACAACGTTGACTGGAATGGTGTAGCCGATCTGACTGACTGGAATAGTGTTGCGACGGTTACTTACAACGCTAGAGGCGCTGTAGATATTTACAATGCACCTGTTAAAGGCGCTCAAGTAATTGGGCAGCTGACAACAGGTACACAGATTCAGCTTGGTAAGCCCATTAGCGATGGCCAAACCGTTTCTAGTTCGGTCAAAGCTGGCGTACAGCTTCAGGTTAATACTATGAACGGTGATCAATGGTATCCATTGGCTTCAGGCGGCTGGATAGATGGTAGTTTTGTCAACTTCGATAAGACTGGCGACTATGTTGTTAATAACGTAGTTGGACATATCCATACTGCAATTGATTCGGCTGGTGCATTGGTTAGATATCCTGTTCACGGTACTGGCACGGTTTCATACACTGAGGGTTATAAAAATATTCATGTTTATTACTCACCTGACCAAGGCTCACAGCACTATAGACGTAATAAGCCAGGTACTAATAAGCCTTGGCTGATTCATAACGGCTCTAAAATTAAGTATGATTATGTGACAACTGATGAAAATGGTAAGACTTGGTATAGAATCGGTAAAAATGCATGGGTGTATGGTGATCACTTATCCACTGATAAAAACGGTGATGTTCAATCCTACTCTTCACGGGGCTATGGCTTGGTTAAGAGCGGCGCAAAGAAATACGCTCTTAAAAAGAAAACAGGCACGATGGAGGTACAATATCATCACTTAAGTCTTACTGCTGCTAGAAAGCAACACAAGAAGAAATATATTTACAAAGGCAAGGGCAAAAAGAAAAAAGCTATCAAGAACCCGAACTATCAACGAGGCAAGGCAATCACCCAAAAGCACAAGTACTACAACCTTAATTATGGTCAGGTACGTGTTGGCGGCGTTCTTTATTACAAATTAAGTAATGGATCTTATGTAAAAGCTTCAGATATTGACAAGAAAGCAAGCAAAACTACTGTTCCTGAATCGCCTAGCAAAATTATCAGCGATATTAGCAAAAACCGCGGAAAGATCGAAATGTATTCCACTCCTTCAAAAGGGAGTGCGGCTAACTGGTCAATTCCTGCTAACGTTGAGTTTGATATTTCTAAGAGTGCTCAAGGTGCAGATGGCAAGACATGGTATCAGGTTACCTATAAAGGCGTTACCGGTTGGATTCCTGCTGAGTATACTAGTTCAAGCGGTAATAATGATTTAGAGCCACAAGCTCCAGATTCGAGTGCTAACTCGTACGATGAAAGCTCTGATGAAACTATAGCATCACCTCAAGATCAAACGGTACGTGTTGAATTAACCGATGATTTAGATAACGTGGTTAATGGTGTAATTTATCCAACAGGATTTAATAATTCACCTGAAAACGCACATATTATGAAGCTTGATCTATCTAACTGTATTAAACATGATGACCAAGACTTATCTGGGTTGCAAGACGATGGCACTTATAAAGCCACTGCTACTGATATTCAGCAATTGTATCAAGCGGCTGTTGGTTCACTAAAGGAATATCAAATTGGAGTTATTCCTATTAGTATGACTGTCAGCTATGCTGATTTAGATGGTAACAAAGCCGACTTACTAGCTCTTAATATGTACGATACGGTAAATGTTGATTTTGCCCGCTTTGACAAGATTGAAAAAGGTAAAGTCAGCGGCACCGTTTGGCAAATGAAAGGGCAGGACTCTTGCTATGAGTCGGTTACAATTGGCGATCCACCTAAGTCTTATGAACACCTATTGCTTGAACAAGCCGATAAAAACGCAGCTAGTCAGGTAGCAAGCGCTGCTGGTCATACACAAGGATTGCTAAGCAGGTATAAGAATATGCTTGCTCAAGAAGGCTCTAATCGTATTGCTGCAGAGCGTAAACTTATGGACGATCTAGGATTAGTACAACACCAAGTTGACCAAAATGGGCGAGATATTAAGACTAATCTGGTAAGTATGAAGACTTTTGAAAATCAGATGAACGAGATTCAAAATTTTGCCAACGATATGACTAATTGGGTCATGGGATCTGGTTCAGGAGTTATTCAAGCCAATCCTAACTGGCAGGAGCCTACGTCGCTGTCAGCTACAACTGCTAATGGGGGACACATGTATTTTAGTGGTAATGGACTGGTATTCACGGACGCTGGTGGTCAAGAAATACCGCGGTCAGGCATTGACTCTGAAGGTCGTATATATGCTGATGCAATTAAAGCCGGAACCATTGAGGCTGTTAACATTAAATCATGCTTGGTTGAAAGTGCTCTAACTATTGGTACTGAGGGAGGATCAATGAACATTTACATTGGGACTGAAAATCCAAGAAGTCAACTAACACCTTACAATGGTGGTAACGTTATTTGGGCAATGTCTGACGGGTATCAATCAATGATGTCATCAGGTCAATTTGCGGTAACAGATGGCGGCAATGAAACTAGAATTCACCCATCTTATATCGAGGTTAATGGTTATCACGTAATAACAGAAGGAAACATCAATTATTACATTAGAAATGCAGTAAGCGAATCAGCTATTAAAGCGGCTTTGGGTATTCCATCATATGCAAATGCTGTTTGGGATGGTGGCTCGTATCCACATTTATCAGAGTACATTAGACAACACATTCCTTCTCGGTATCGTACGGGACTATAGGAGTAAAAATGAACAATCAAGGAAAAAATTTAGAATATACGCTTGCTGGCAATTTAGGCAACATGATTGGTCAGCAAGCTTTGCAAATTGCACATTTACAGATTGCATTGAAGCGGAAAGATGAAGAAGCAACACAAAAAGATAATCTAATTGCGGAACTGAAACATCAAATTGAATCTTTACAAAAGAGAGGTGGTGTAAATGGCGAACGACAAGCTGGTACTAAACATCAGCAAAATTAACATTTCACCCGATTCGACCAGGCTCAAATATAGTCAAGATGAACGGGGAAAACAGGTTGATATAACTGTAATTGATAATGATGGCGTTACTGCTTATAACTTAACTGGCAAAAAAATTGTTTTTTCAGAAATTAAAGATGGTGGGAAAACTATCATTGATGATGAATCAACCCATTTCATTAGATCAGCTGACAACGATAAAATCGGGAAGTTCACTTATATTTTTCCAGATCAAACTTATCAGCAATCAGGAGAAGCGCGATTTGAATTCACAACGGATATAGAACACATTGACTCAACCATCAGCTTTGATATTTCTATTGTAAGTTCTGCTCACCTTAAGCCTGATAATACGTCCTACGTAAGCTCCTTGGTGGCACTAGAAACTCATTACAAAGCGGTTATTTCAAATGCTGAATCCAATACTCAAAACCTAATTAATAGCCTGACTGACAAAATCGATCAGGCTATTTCTAATGGGCAAAGAGATGTAGCTAATCAGCTTACTGACATGCGAAACCAACTTCAAGCGATTCAAAACCGAGAAAATGGTTTAATTCAAAATTGGACTGCTGATTTCAACACTCGTAAAGCTGATTTTGATAAGTTAAAGTCAGATTGGCAGGCGCAATCTAAAGCTATTTCGGACAGTTATCAAGCTAAGATCAATGAAATCAACACACAAGCTCAATCTCAGCATAACGATATCCAGGCTAAAGCAGATCAGCAACTCAAAAATAACCAGTCTGCTAATGATGCTGAAATTGCCAAGATTAAGTCTGATGCACAAGCTCAACATGATCAGATTGAAAAGGCTAAAACTGCTGCAATTGCAGCAGTTAACTCTCAAAGGGATGCTGCGATTAGCAAGGCAAATGCTGACTTTAAAGCTAAGATCGATGCCTTTCAAAAAGACTATGACGCATGGAAATCAACCACACTAGCTGACTTTACTAAGCAGTTAGCTGATATCAAGACCAACATAAGTAATGACCAATCCACGCTGAAAGATTTTGACAAGCAGCTTGACTACACCAAAGAAAAGCTAACGGCTATGACTAAACAGCTAGATAGTTTGGACTTTACCAAGTTCGTGACTGGTGATCAGTTTAAGGAAGCTATGAGCAAAAAGGCGAGCGGTCTAAAGATTATGGGATTAGGAGGCGAATATGTCATGGCAGTAGATCAAAGCGATCAAAACATCAATGGTTTGCCTAATAGTGTGCAAGGATTAGCTGATATTGGGGTGCTTTCAGGGGCTTTACAAGTACTAGCTGATGCGATTTTGGACAAGAATCACTATACCAAGCCTGAAGTAGATAAGATGGTCAATGATGCTAAAGCTGCAATCATGAATACCGTCAACACCAAGGCTAATGCAAGTGATTTAAACAATAAGGCTGACAAGTCTCAAATTCAGTCCTTAAGTTCACAATTAGAATCTTATAAACAGGAAAACAATAATCTTAAGAATGAAAATACACAGCTAACTAATCGTGTTCAGACGCTGGAAAGCAAGCAGTTCATCGCACACGTGGCTCACGAATCTGATGTAGCAAGTCAGTCAGCGCTAATTGTCATCGTGGATGACTAGAAAGGAGTTTATATGAGCAAACTAATTTTGAAAGACAAGAATGGCAAGCAAGTTGAGTTCTTGAAGAAAGATGAATTTGATGGCAAAGTTAATACGACAAACGCTTTGCACCAAACTAAATTTGAACCTTATAATTTGTACGACGCTTTGTCCGAATATGGAAATCAAACATTAGGCGCGATTCATAATAATTTTAGATCAATAGATAATCAGTCATTGATTGGCAATTTTGATTCGTTACTAGTATTTGGTGGTGACGATGTTAAACACGCAATTGATATTGGAACCTTTGAAAAACGAGTTCGTATTTCTACTAAAACTGATGGGAGTGTTTGGCAAGAAGATCTGGTTTTAAAGTCTGACTATGACAGACTTTATGATCGTGTATGTGCCTTAGAAAAAAAAGTATGGAGGGATAACTAGGTACCTATACGCCTGTCTTATCAATACTTTAGCTGCTTCCACAAAGGAGGTAGCGTAATGAAGATTTATGGTAAAACTGACAACGGTTATAGTAGACTTGCAACTTTAGATGAAGTAAGTGGCGCTTATCCACTAGCTGGGATTAATATGCTTCCGGCTTCTTCAATGCAAAACACGAGTGCTGAATTCTTAAAAGCATGTGGTTGGGAAAGTGATTTTGATCCCCAAAAAATTCAGATAGATGATGATGGCTTAACGCTTGACTCAATGAACTATGATTTTGTAGACATCAGTACTATTCTTTCAACAGACATTACTCCGTCCACTTTCTATACGGTTTCTTTATCACTAATATGAGCCAACAACCTCAATGGAGATCTATTCTTTGTCGAACTTGATAGTAATGGCTTAGGATTTAATTACCCTAATTATCGAGATCATCAAATTCATGGGATAGAAAACTTAATACTTTTACTTTTGAAACAAGCAACAATCCTGATCTAAAGCAGCTTAAATTTTTTATTAGAGCATATAAAGGCTGCGCTTTTAAGTTTAAGTATTTAAAACTTGAATATGGTAAAAATGCCACAATTTGGACTCCAGCAGGCGGAGACATTGAAAAAACATATGGAGCTTTAAAGTCTCAACTTGGGGGGGTAAAGCCTAGCTATAGGCTTTGCGTCACTTCTTTAAAGGAGGTGGCGTAGGATGAAAGTATATGTTAATGGTTTTCTTTTACTTACAGATACTAATCAACTATTAGATTTACAGAGTTCAGTAATTGATATCAGCCAACAGGCTGACGCAAATAATTTAAGCAACGGGAATTATAGATTGGATAACGACCTACCAGCAAATGTTCCATCTGATTGTCATTATGGACTTTTAACATGTATTAAAGTGGCACCAAATTGGACGTTACAGTTTTGCATTTCTTGGGATGCAAAAATTTACAAAAGAGCACAAATTAATGGCCAATGGACAAAGACAGAATAGTTTAAAGCATCCCTAGTAGATGCTTTTTTTATGGAGAAAATAAAATGAAACAGAATAATTCAAGACCGCCACCAGCGGTCTTTTTGATACAAAAAATCACTAGCTACAGAAAGGAAAACATTATGACAGAAGAAACTGCAAATACACCTGTACAAGGTGCAGAAACCGAACAACAAAATGTGGCCAACAATGGCCAAAGTGGTAATACCGAACAAAAGTCTAAGACTTTAAATGACGTCTTACCTGGTGAAGGAACCAATTTGGTTTACATTTCAGGCATGCTGCAAGGTCAGCAAGTTAACTGTGAAGGACCAATCGAATATACGCGCAAGCTTGATCATCCACAATGGCCATTTATTCCTGCTTTACCACAGTACGATCCAAGCAAGTGTAAGACACCAACGTTTGACTGGGGCAAAGGTCAATGGAAGGACGAAAGCGAAGAGGCTAGAGTTAAGCAGCTTAATGATTTAACCGAAAAGGTTGCTTCAATCACAACTGATGTGGGCAAGATTCAAGAAACTCAAGAAGCCGCTGCACAAGAAAAAGAGGCTAGCGACAAGAAAGATGATCAAGTCTTTAAGCTAATTTCTGCTATGAATGTTCAATTAGGTGTTATCAACACTAAGCTTAGTCAAGTAACTTCTAAGGACAACGAGGCATCTACTAAGCCTGCTGTATCTGCTCAAAATACTCAAAACGGTACAACCACCGAAGGAGGTGCTCAATAATGTTTGAAATTTATAAAATGGAATTCGATATTGGAATCGTAACCGCTGTTGATCTTAAAAGCTACATTGGTATGGGAATTCTTAGTCAACCCGACTATGAAAGAATCGTGGGTGATGAATCCCATGAAGAAAGCAATTCAACGTCTGAAGTCCAAGCTTAATGTTCGAAATAGTGAGATTTTAATTGGTCTCTTTATCTTGGGCAAAGGATTATGGCTTTATCATGACAGCCACTACTTTATTTATCCGCCGCAGTTTCAAAACATTGAAAATAGCCGCTATATCGATTTAGGGCTAATCCTTTTAGGTGCTCTACTGATGATAACGGCTTTTTTAGTACCTTACATGAAGACAACCAAGCGAAAAATACAGCTGATTATCGTTAGCAAAGTGTTTTTAGTGTTGGCTGGTGTTGTGTGTATGGTTTTAGCATTACTGCAGATCACACACGGAATCTTCACACCCTTTTATCGTATGGGACACTCAGCATGGGGTGACTTTATCATTTTTTGCTTTGTCTATCTGACAGCTAGCGACGCCTAAGAAGGTGCCGCGATGAAAGATATTGGGAACGTGATAGGGTATTTGATAACTGCTGTCGGGGGTCTGATAAGTGCAATAACTCTTTTTTATAAGGCGTTCAGTAGTAGTAAGCAAAATACACTTGCTGGCATGTTGGCTGAAAAAGATAACGAAATTAAGCAAAGGACTGAAGATATGGAGCTGTACCGAAAAAGATGGCTCAAGGTTGAAAAGGAAAACGACAGATTAAAGAAGAAATTGGAGGAATTAGACAATGACGATTAAAGATTGGATTTACTTGGGAATTACTGTAGCAAGTTATATTATCGCTGTAATTGCTGGCGTTTACGCTAAGGACAAAGCTAAGATCAATCGTGCCACGCGTGCTGGTCAAGCCTACGATGTACTAGGCAAAGTTGCGACTAACGCTGTACACGAAGTTGAGTTCTTGGGTGGTACTAGTAAGGAAAAGCGTCAAATGGGTTATGAACTGATTAACCAAGCTTTGCACTACATGGGTATTAATGATGTGACAGCTAACATGATCTACGGCGCTTTAGAAAAGGCTGTAGCTGCTATGAATTTAGCTGATGTTGAAAAAATGGAAAATGATCCTGCTGTAGCACAAGATGTGGATGAAAAAGACATCCTACAACCAGTAGATCAATTGCCAAAACCTGAAAATCCAGCTCCAACCGATGCTAAGGATGTGACTTTAGATGGCAAGTAGACAACTAGGTATTGATGCAGCTGTATATCAAGGCACTAGCATGACAGCTTATCATAATGCTGGTGCAAAATTTGGCATTATCAAATTGACTGAGGGCACGGGCTATATCAATCCTAAAGCTCACTATCAAATAAAATCATTACATGCTAATCATATGTACGTTCATGCTTATCACTTTGCGACTTTTGGTTATAACGTTAGTCGTGCTAAAGCTGAAGCAAAGTTTTTTGTGAGTCGTGCTAAAGCTGAAAACATTAGCAAGAAACGCTATTTATGGCTTGACTGGGAAACTGGTAGTGGTAACTGCGTTACTGGAGGTAAGGTGGCAAGTACTAAGGCAATTTTAGCTTTTATGAAAATTTGCCACGATGCTGGTTATAAAGTAGGCTTGTACTCTGGTGCAAGCCTGCTTAGAGCTGCAATTGATACTAAAAAGGTCATTAAGAAATTCGGCACTTGTATCTGGGTAGCATCATACCCAACCGACTTAGCTTATAAGCCAGACTTTAGCTATTTCCCTTCGATGGATGGCGTAGCTATTTGGCAATTCTGTGATAACTGGTGTGGGCTTGGCGTGGACGGCAACATCAGCTTGATTGACCTCCACAAAGAAACTACGACTGTACATAAGGCAGCCAAGCCAAAACCAAAGCCAGAAAAGAAAACTGGTGTAGTATGTGCGCCGATTATTAACTGCAACCCTAACTGGATGATCCAGCTAATGGATAGTAATGGTTATTACACTGGCAAGTACATCAAGACAAATACGAGATGGAAGTACTTCGATGTCAAGAATATCAAGGGAATGAAATGCTATAAGTTAGGTACTGATAGGCAGTGGGTACCTGCTAAATTCTTAAAAGTAATTGAATAGAAGGAGTTGAAAACTCCAGGTGTCGTAAAGATCGCTCTGGGACAATGATCCTAGAGCGGTTTTTTTGCGGTTTTAGTTAAAAAATGTTGCATATATACTAATATGAGTATATAATATAAAGAGTAAGGAGTAATGAGATGTGCTCAGGATCCTTACGAAGGTGGTGGTATCCAATGAAGCACCGCAAACGTAAACGCGTTTCTATTGAAGCTCGCTACAATAGAAAAACAGCAATTATCAATTTGATAACTGCTGTCGTTGCTCTAATTGCTTCGATTGTTGGATTACTCCACTAATCCAACACATGAGGGATCATCTCCCTTGTGTGTTTTATTATACTATAAATTATGAAAGTAGGTCCAGAAAATGAATGATGAAGAAAAGAAATACAATAAAACTACTTCTAACATTAATAAAATAGCGTTAGCAATCTTTGTTATAGCAGTAATAATTTTCATTATAGGATTGGTGAAGTAAGATGTCAGTTAGTGAAGCACAAAAAAAGGCAACCAGAAAGTGGGATAATAAAAATAAAGCTCGAAAGCAATACTTAAATCGCAGATCGGTTACCAAAAATTTTATTTTGAAAGAAGCTACTACAGAAGATCTGGAGCAAATCGAGAAATATATTGAGCAAAAAAGAAAAAAGATTAAAAATCCAGAGTAGTTTAATGAAGTATATTGTTTGTGAGGTGAAACGATGGATTACTTGAACGGACTAATCGAAAAAGACAGATACGAAACTTATCTTACAAGAAAAAATATTTTAGAAGATTTAATTGAACAAACCTTCAAAATTCTTAAGTCTTCCACTGATTCTAATGAAATCAAAGAAGAAGCTAAAAAGTTAGTAAACTATCGTTTACAGCTGATAGATGTAAACGAATATCTTGAAAAAAGTAAATAGTGGTTTACTATCGCTAACAGAAAAGAAGCCATCTTAGAGGGATAACCTCTGAGATGGCTCTTTTGATAGAACTTTGATAGAAATAAATGAAATGCTTAGAAAAGTTATAAAGGATATTTGCTTATATAATAAGGAAGAAAAATACCAGTAAATACAGAGAAAAAGAATAAATAAAACTCTCTGTCTCCGCTATATAGAAAAGTAACTGTTCTAGATTAATTTCTAGAGCAGTTTTTTTGTGTACCGAGCGGCATTCTTAGTCCGATGAAAGTGTTAGAACTAAGAGCCAGTAGCAATGATATTATGAGTATGGGACGTTTACAAAGGAGTAAATACCTGCTGAAACAGTAAGGAATTACAAATGTATCGTCTTATATGCAACCATATGTATAGTGGATGGAAGGAGATGAGTTCGTTAAGTTCTCTCTGCATTGAAAACACGTCATAAGATGTTAAAACCTTAATTTTGAGTTATTGATAAACCTAAATGCATATTATTTTGAATGACTTAATGGAAATTATTACACTTCTTTTAGGTAAAAGTCTTGGACATTGATTCAAGTCAATAATCGTGTATATAACATAGGGAGAGCCGATTGTTTTAAATTTCTTCTTGTATGATCTATATTAAAAAAATAATTTTGTGGGGGATTTCATAGTGATATAAAGAAGCAGTTTAATATGGAACAATTTATAAAGATCATTTAGTTAAAGATAAGAGAAGCTGTTTTGCTCTAGCTAATTTGAAGTATTAAGATAGATATAAATGTTTTACAACAAAAAAATAAAAAAGTACTTGCATTTTGACTGAATATCTATTAATATTAAATACGTTGTGATTGAGAGATCACAATAGTAATAGCTAATTAAAAAAATAAATAAAAAGTTCTTGACTTTTGAAATGTGATTAGTTATTATAATAAAGTGCTCTTGAGTGAGTTACATGACCCGTTGGTCAAGTGGTTAAGACACGGCCCTTTCACGGCCGTAACATGGGTTCAAATCCCGTACGGGTCATTGCCACAATTTATTTTTTTGGCATTAAGCAATGGAGGATTACCCAAGTGGCTTAAGGGGACGGTTTTGAAAACCGTTAGGCGGTTCTGCCGCGCGTGGGTTCAAATCCCACATCCTCCTTAGTTGAATATCGCGGGATGGAGCAGTCTGGTAGCTCGTCGGGCTCATAACCCGAAGGTCGTTGGTTCAAATCCAGCTCCCGCAATTTGGTCCATTGGAGCAGTGGTTTATCTCGCCTCCCTGTCACGGAGGAGATCATGGGTTCAAATCCCATATGGACCGTAAGATGGCTCGGTAGCTCAGTCGGTAGAGCAAAGGATTGAAGCTCCTTGTGTCGGCGGTTCGATTCCGTCCCGCGCCATTTCATTTTATATTAGGTGCGGGTATAGTTTAGTGGTAAAACGAAAGCCTTCCAAGCTTTAGTCGCGAGTCCGATTCTCGTTACCCGCTTTATATGGGCCTATAGCTCAGCTGGTTTAGAGCGCACGCCTGATAAGCGTGAGGTCGATGGTTCAAGTCCATTTAGGCCCATTGGAGACATACTCAAGTGGCTGAAGAGGCGCCCCTGCTAAGGGTGTAGATCGGGTTATTCCGGTGCGAGGGTTCGAATCTCTCTGTCTCCGTATTATGCATTTTAAAGTAGCTGAGAGCCGCGTGGTTATGCGGTTCTTTTGTTTTACTCTCATTTTTTGATAGAAATTTGATAGAAAAAGTCTTTTTAAAAAAGCCCATTAATATCTTTACGAATTTCTTCCTCACCATTTTTGGTTGTGTGAGTATAAGTACCTAGCGTTAAATCTAGGCTCTTATGTCCAAGCACATTTTTAACATCTACCATATTCCAACCATTATCATTAGCAATTGTAGCAAAACTATGACGCAATCCATGAACCGTAATCTTTTTAAGATTTGGGTTCTTTTCGTAAATTTGCTTTTTCCACTTGTCAGCCTTACTAGAGCGGTAATAGTCGCCCTTAGTATTGTGAAAGACAAGTGGGTTTAGATCTTTACGACAGTGAAGCGAAATTTCATATACTAAGTCTGACATAGGAACGATGCGGGTTTCATTTCCTTTAGGGATTTGAGTGCCATAATCGTTTGTTTCTATTTCTCCGTTACCTTTAATTTTGAGCTTGTAAGCTGTTGTTCGCTGAATGTGTATGGTTTTATGCTTGTAATCAAAATCCGACCAGTGGAGGGCAATAGCTTCGCTCTTACGAATTCCTGTGGTTGCGAGGATCAAGAAGTAAAAGTAAACCTGATCACTAATTTCTTTCGCAGTGTCTAGGAATGATTTTAGCTCATCAAGCGTATAGAAGTTATGTGATGTATCGCGTCCCTTAACCGCTGACTTCTTAGGCAAGAGAGAAGATCTGGCAGGGTTGCGATTAATCAACTCAATGTCTACCGCGTACTCTAAAAGCTTATGCAAATAGTTAAACACCGTACGGTATCTTTTATACTCTTTAGCTAATGAGTAAAAATAATCTGATATAGTTTTAGTGGTTAGACTGTCAACGTAGGACTCACCGAATTCGGGCTTGATATGCAAGTTGTATAATTCGTAAGTTTTCTGTGCGGTTGAAGGTTTAACGTCTAAGACATAGCGTTTAAACCATTCGTTCCATAGCTGATCTACAGTATATTGCTTTTGCTTAACAAAATCTTGAGGATTGGTTGCGGCTAGTTGCTTATATACAGCATCAGCCTCTTCATAGCTCTTAAAGCCACGACGAAAAGTTTGTACTTTTTGACCATTCTTTTGACCCAAGTAAATGTAAAACATGTAGCGCTTTTTACCGCTTTTAAGCTTATAAGGCTTAATTGCGGTATTTTTTCTTTTTGGCATATTTTTCACCTCCTTTCAATAAACTAATGTTCTCGTAATGCGTGAAATATAAGCCCGCTTGCTCGGTAGAGTAGGCGAGCTATTTTGTATTAAGCCAGACTAATTACCATTTCTAACCCAGTTGTTCATGCTATTTCGGAAAGAATTTACGTTATTTTCCATTGCATTGACTTTGTTTGTTGAAACGAGATCCTCAAGTGAAAGATTTTTACGTTCTTGGTTTAATTTTCTAAATCTTTGCTGTAATTCTTCTTTGGTAACAAACCAACCGTTGTGTCTTTTAACTACAAATCTCATTCCTTTAGCATAGTAAAGACTACCTTTTAAAATCCAGGCGTTATGAGTAGCGGGAACAATCTTAGTCATATTGCCTTTGTGTAACCACAGTTTACGTACCTTTCTTCCTCCATATCTGTAACAAGGTGTGTCCTCAGTTACTTTTACAGTAATAACCTTTGAATTTTTGAGTGGCTTATAAGTCACTTTTTTATGTTTTTTAGTAGCTAAAACTGTGTTTGAAGTTGTGTTTGTTGCCAAAGTGCCAGTAAAAGAACTAAGAGTAGCACAAAGAGCTAAAGCTGTAATTAATTTTTTATTCATTGTTCAATCTCCTTAAATCATTCCTAAAATTGAAATAATAAACATAAAAACAATACCAATTGTTAATCCGATATCACCACCTATCAGTTGACCTACTAATGCACCCAAGAAAATAAGAGCGATAGCACAACCACAGCCCATTTTTTCATCAGAGTCATTACTTTTGGATTTATTTTTTGATTTGCCTAAATCTCGACTATCTATCGTGGTTCTACTATAAATTGCATTATGCATGCTTCTTTTAGGATCCTTTATGACTCCAGCGCCTTTTTTACCATATCCTGGTATAATTTTCTTTTTTAATTGTCTTTTATATTTCGCTGTTGTTCTTGCCTTGATCGATTTTGTTAGAGATCGATGTCGTATTAATCTACTCATTTTTACTCTAAACCATATTTCAATAATTCTTCTTGAACTAGGTAATAATTATCAGTGCCAATATATTTTGCAAGATTCAGCCAGTTAGCACTTGCCACATCATTACCTAGGTCAACGTATTTCTTTATCTGTTCATGGACTACAAAGGCTTTTGCACCACTCTCACATATCAAACGAGTTGTGGCATTGTCTTTGTAGTCTTTTTGCGTATCATCATCAGCTTCAGCATGACCCAGCTCATGCAAGATGACTTTTTCAGTTTCTTCATCTGATAGGCCATCTTTAACAAAGACAAAGTCAGGACAAGGATCAGGCATGTGGACTATATAGCCTTCACTCTCTATGTCCTTATACACAAGCTTCAAATGATGCTCATTAAGTAAATCTTTTATACGATCACTCATAACGATTCACCTTACTCTTTGCCTTGAAAATATCCTTTTAAGTAAGACTTGATAATTTTACGGTCATGATCGGTCATAGGCTTACCGTCGTAGGAGTGGGCGTTGTCCAAAAGAGCATCTAAGTCTGTATCAGAGATATTTGAATCAGAGTGCGAAGAGACACCAGCTAAGTAATCAAAACTAACATCTAGCTTAGTCGCTAGTTTCTTTAATGTATCAATCGATGGCTCATTCCTTCCAAGTTCCCACCCTGAGACAGTAGTAGACTTAACATTTATTAATTCAGCTAAGTCTTTTTGAGTGTAATGTTTATTAATTCGTGCATTTTTTATGCGTTCAGCTAAGTTCATAAAAGCCTCCTTACACACTTTAACTAGGTTTCTATACACTGAGTATAGTTCTTTTACACAAAAAAACTAGAAAATTAGTTAAAAAGTATTGCAAATATACAAAACGTGTACTATACTTAGCGTGTACTTGAGATAAGGCAGGTGATATAAGTGAAATTTACCGTCAAGCAAGCCCGCGAGTATGCTGGCTTAACTCAGCAAGAAACCGCTAAGCAATTAGGCGTAGCACTTGCAACTTACCAAGGATATGAGTGGGGCGACGTGGAAATGCGAATTGGAATGGCTAAGAAATTTGCTAAACTAGTTTCTATTCCATTAGCTCAACTAATTTTTTACTCAAAAACTAGTTGAATCGTGTAGTGAAAGGAGAAAAAGATGAATGATTTAGAATTCTTTGACTTTGAAAACCAGCCAGTCAGAATTTTAAAAATTGAAAATGAACCATGGTTTGTTGGCAAAGATCTAACTAATATTTTGGGCTACACCCATGGTGCAAGAGACATTAATTCTCATGTGGCAGATGAAGACAAGCTGAAGTCCCAAATTAGGACTGCAGGTCAGATGAGAGAACAAATTTTAGTCAATGAATCAGGCTTATATAGTTTGATCTTGTCTAGCAAGATGCCAAACGCTAAAAAGTTCAAGCATTGGGTCACACATGAAGTTCTTCCAACTATCCGCAAACATGGGGCTTATATGACAGATGAAAAGATTGAAGAGGTCTTAACCGACCCCGACACAATCATTAAGCTTGCCACTCAGTTGAAAGATGAGAGGCAACAGAGATTAATTGAACAACAACTAAGAAAAGATGCTGAAAATCAAGTTCATGAAATGAAACCTAAAGCTTTGTTCGCCGATTCAGTGGCAACTAGTAAATCAACCATTTTGATTGGTGAACTGGCTAAGATCTTGCGAGGCAACGGCGTAGACATTGGAGCAACTCGACTTTTCAAGTGGATGCGTGCAAATGGCTACCTGATCAGTCGTAAAGGCAGTGATTGGAACATGCCAACACAGAGGGCTATGAACTTAGGACTGTTCAAGATCAAAGAAACAACCATCAATCACTCAAATGACTCTACTTCAATCAGTAAGACGCCAAAAGTGACTGGAAAAGGTCAGCAATACTTCGTTAACAAATTCTTAAAAAAACAAGCTCCAAAGATTGTAGCTGATAAGAGCGGAATTAAGGCTGAGTACCAAAACGGCAATATCATTGGCGCAATTAATTCAGATGGGTCTGGATATATCGCATAAATGGAGGTGATAGCTATGGATGACCTACAGCACGGTATTTATCGCATGGTAGCAAGGGAAGTGGCAAGAACTCAACCAAAAAGAGAAAAGAATTTCCTTAGCAAAAAGGACGCTGAAAAACTGATTAAGAAGTATACAAGGCAATACACACTTCAAGAGTTCTTGAATGCAACTGAAGCCGCATATGTTTGCGGTATGAGTCAGACAACCTTTTGGAGATTCAGACAAGAACATAACGTTCCTGTCCATGTGATTGACGGAATAAAAAGATACAAGCGTTCTGAGCTGATCGCTTGTGTAGAGAAGTATAGCGTACGTGGGTACGCATAGGAGGGCATTATGCCAGATTTGGGCACTACTAAGCTTGATCATGTATTGAGTTATATCTGTAAGGGATTTGAAAAAATGTTGGAGTTTTGCGCCATTGCATTCTTACCAGCAGCTGTCATAGAGCAGTTGTGTATCTATGGTGTAACCCACCCAGATCAAGTGATCTCACTGTTAGTTGTGCTTATGCTGATTCTTTCAGCATTTGCAGTCAAAGAAGTTAGAAAGATGAAGGAGAAAAAGTGAAGCTATGGCACAAGTTTATCAACCACATATGGGCTATCAACGAGCCGGTAAGTTTAGCGAACGCCAGCTTATCCTTGTTGCTCACTCTAATGCTATTGGCGCTCTTAGTGGTGCTAGTTTTGCGGAACTGTCAGTAAACGTTAAAGAATTTTAGGCATTAAAAAAGCCCTATGCTAGGCAAAGCACTGGGCACATTTACAAAAAATAATACATAAGGAGTATATCACAAAATGGACACCTATAGATTAAATGATTTAAAAGCAACCGTTGGCATGTTTGGTGATTTCACCCACTTTAAAGATGTAATCGACTTTATTTTTGAAACAAATCCTTTCAAAAAGGCATTAGATATTTTTGACTGTGATGACGTTGGTGACCTCTCAGAAGCAATCACAAACGACAAAGGTGAATTTGATGAGGATTTAGCCAAAGACCTTTGTATTGACTGTTTAGACGGCGAAAACGTGGATGATGAAGACCCCGAAGCCGAATGGGGCGATCAAATGTATGACAGAGCAGTTGGAAAGTAGGTGCTGATCATGCATGATGCACAACGATGGCTAGACGGAATTATCGAGGATATCCCTAATATCCGCAAAGAAATGCTGGACGACTGTCGCACTATGAAGACCTATGGCAAGGCAAAACAATACGCTAGGCAGTTCCAAATTGACTTTGAGGGTAATTATAAGGCTACGGCAGAAGAACAAGCACAGAGCTTATTTAACAGCCTTATCGAGGACGTAGTAACAGAACTTAATCGAGAATCCGACAGAGGAGAGATTAAACATGACTGAGGCAACAAAGCTAGCAGAAATGACAAAAGATCAGCTAATTAAGATAGTTGACCAGTTGCAGAATGAAAAGAAAGAACAAGCCAAAAAAGACAACGCTAGCGTTTAGGAGCGTTTGTCAAAAGTAGATGTTTCTAAGTTTGTTGATAAAAAGAATGGTCTTAATTATCTAAGCTGGGCGAAAGCCTGGGGTCTGGTAAAGAGTATTTTCCCCGATGCTAGTTATAAGCTGCGGGAATACCCATATTACACACAAACAGCAGACGGTAATTATCAGCAGATTGGTACACACGATTACTTACGTACTGAGTACGGCGTTGAAGTTGAAGCCAGCGTAACTATTAAAGGTGAGACATATAGTTCAAAGCTTTATGTCATGGACTTTCACAATAGGGCACTTGACCCTAAAAAAGTTACTTACTTTGAAATTAATAAAACGCAAATGCGGGCATTAACCAAAGCGTTAGCATTCGCAGGACTAGGTTTGAACATTTACGCTGGTGAAGATTTACCAAGCAACGACGAAAAAACGCCACAGCGTAAAGAAAGAGTGACCGAGCAAGAGTTAATTGAAAAAGCTAGAAAGAGTAGAACCCAGTATGGTGGCGATAATGAGTTAGTTACCGATATTGTGGGGCTCGAAATTGATGGAGATAAACAAGCAAACGCTTTTTTGAACCAATGGTGTAAAAAAGATAAGAAAAACAAGAATTTATATAAATTCATTATGAAGAATCAATTAGCTACACATGGCATGAAGGTAGGAGCATAAAAATGGGTGAAGAGCAACAAGTGTTTGAAGGGTCAAAAGCCTTCTTAATGATTCCACCAGCTATTGAACGGGATAAGGATTTACTAAAAAAGCCCAAAACAATTCTTTTAATGGGTGAAATTATTTCGATGCTGAATGTTACCGGTCAGTTCTTTATGAGCAACAAGAAAATAGCTGAAAGACTTGATGTTGATCCTCGTACTGTTAATAGATATCTTGACCTTTTAGAAAAGAAAAAATTAATCAAAAGGGAAAATATCAAAAGCAACGAAAATGGTGCAATTATAGGTCGAACAATACGCGCTGGCAACGACCTCATGACATACATGTCAATAGGGTGGCGACATGATAGTCATGGGGGTACTGACACAGATGTCACAATCCCCATGACACCACGGTCAACTAAATATAACAGTAATAATAGAACATCTAATAGAACAGTAGAAGATACATATAGTTCTGCTGGCGCAGAACAACCTATCCCCTACAAAGAAATTATTGATTATCTTAACTCTAAGACTAGAAAACATCTGGATTATAGAACTAAGTCTTATCAGCGATTAATTCGTGGTAGATGGAATGACAATGTCAGAAAAGACAAAACTCCTGAACAGAAGCTAGCTGACTTTAAAAAAGTTATTGATAATAAGGCATTTGATTGGCAGGGTGATGCAAAGATGTGGAATTACATGAAGCCTAGCACCTTATTTGCTCCATCACATTTCGATGAGTATTTGAACCAAAATGATACTCGTTATGTACCACCTGCAAATGGAGGATATGGCGGTGAAGCAGATTTGCCACCATTGCCAGATGATGATGATTTACCGTTTTAGGGTGGCGAGATTATGCAAAGCTTAGAAGGTATTGCAATTAAAACCGAAAAATCTGACAAAATGTGTCTTAAACATAACATCCCTATGGCGTTAGATAGGCAAGGAAAACCATTTTGTACAGAATGTATCAAAGAACAAATTAAGGCAGAAAAAGAAAAGCAAGTTGCAAAGTTTAATCATGACAAAATTGTTAGTATTTTGCGCCGTAAAAGCTTAGTTGATGATGTAAATGACTTTGATAAGTTATTTAGTAATTTCGAGGCAGATAAGGGCTCAAAAGAGGCACAAATGGGCAATCTTGCTTATAAAGTGGCACATGAATTAATCGATAATCCACAGAAGCCAATTACAGCTTTATTTTATGGGACCCCAGGTGAAGGAAAAAGCCATCTTGCCATGTCGGTCTTGAATGAAGTTAATCAAAAAAGCAAGCCACCACAGAAATGCTTGTTTGTAGATATTAATAACTTGTTTGATGCGATTTATCACTCAAAAGATGATCCAACAAGTTGGTGGACAGAATATAATGCGATTCAGTTTTTAGGTGATGTAGATGTTTTAGTTATTGATGATTTTGGTAGTGAATCATCAATGCGCAGGGATGCAACAGAAGCCACAGAATTCAAGCAGAAAGTTTTAAAGAAAATTCTTGATAAACAGAGACGTTTAATCGTGACAACTAATTTGACGCTGTCACAGTTGCAACAAACATATAGCCCTAAAATTGTTAGTCGTTTGTTATCGGATTCACGTGGTAGACGCTTAGATTTTACAGGAATTTCAGATAAAAGATTGGAGCTATAACACATGATTAAAGTAGTACAGCCACCATGTGACTACTGCAACTTCAAGAGCAGAAATAGAGCCACATATGTGCTTAGAGAAAAGAATGGCAGGTTTGGTGGCTTCTTGTCGCTAAATAATGATGGATCCTTTGACATCAATCGAGGGATGTATAAGACAGAAAAGAAACCGAATTTTTGCCCGAATTGCGGTAGAGATTTAAGGAAAGACGCTACACAAGATAAAGATAAGTAATTGAGAGGATAGACAAAATGAGTAAATTTAACGAAGCCAGAGCCAAAAACATTGAAGATTTAAAAAAGGTCGTTAAGGGAGAATAACGATGAATGACTTACTAGCTATGTGCCGTATGCTAAGGTTATCGGCTTGATGCCCCCGGGTATTAATTTCACAAATCGACAAGAATTGTTTGATTTGCTGACAGAGATGAAGGTGAAGATTTATGAACTGTAAAAGATTAACCGGACATGGACAAGATGAAATGATGTTCCATTGTGATAGTTGCGGAGTAAATATATCGATAGACACTTACGATGTTTTAACGGCAGAAGACAACTTGCATTGTCCTCTTTGTGGCGCAAGCGCCGGTCATTTATCCGTCTATATGTTTGATGAAAAGAAACTAAAGAAAATTGATGGCGACTTTAATGTGAAAATTGAAGGGGATAGGATTTGCATTTATCTTTGTGCAGTTCGCTTATATGAATTATATGGCGAGGATAACATGGCTATTTATAGCGTTTATTTAAAAGTGGAGAAAATGGCTAAGACTGTGGAGGCAATTTTGGACTTTTCACGGAAATTGGATCATTTAAAGGAGCTATACAAAAATGAAACTATTTAATGACTTGAAAAAGCTGTATTGCAGTCCGGACGAACTAGAAGTAGGCGACTTCCTCTATTGCTGGATAACTAACACCCATTATCGTGTTTTGAGTGTTAACGGATCAAGCTACGTGACTATTGAGTGCGTTGAGACCGGATGGACAACACCAGTAGTGCCCACAATTGATAACGCATTAGAAGATATTTTGGCTCACAATGCAGACTTTGACCTAAAGCATTTGACAAAAGTTAAACCTAACGAAGTTTACATGATTTTTAGCAGAAAGTGAGGGATTACATGGCAGTAGTAAACGAAGTAATGACAATAATTAATGTGATTATGTCATTTGCATTAGTGATTTTAATTTTTATCTCCATACGTCAGAATATAAGATTCTCACGTGCAACCAATGCAAGCCTTGACATTCTGTTTAAAAGGCAACAGCTCCTGTCGGAAGACTTGGATCAGCTTCAAAAAGCATTAATTCAAGTCCAGAAAGGTGAAGTAGCTAACGCTAAATCTATCAATGCCATAGCAAGGCAAATGACTGAGTTGCATGACCTTGTTATTGAAGATCAGACAAGACAAGACCAGGACATCAAGGCGCTGGCAACGCTTATAAGCGGCTTGAAAACGTCCAGCTATCGAAGCAGAAATGATAAGCATTTTAACAATGCTTTAAAGAGGATTGCAAAGCTGGTGAAAGAATGACGGTTAATTGCATCAAGTTTGTAATACCTGGTGAGCCACAAAGCAAGGAACGCCCGCGGACAGTTCGTAGAGCTGGCGGTGTTAGAACTTATACACCAGCAAAAACGCACCGATATGAGGATATTGTGAGATATTTTGCAGTTTACGCCAGAAAAGAACACAAGATAAGTGAGCCAATCAACTCACAGTGTGGCGTGTCCATAAAAGCCTATTTCGGTATCCCTAAGAGCTTTTCTAAAAAGCGTAGGGAATTATGCTTAAAAGGCAAAGAACGCCCCACAAAGAAGCCAGATAGCGACAACATCGCAAAAATAATCTTTGATGGGATGAACCCAAAGATGAAATTAAACAAAGCGCTACACAAAAAAATGGTGCTGCAAGATGGATTTTATGAAGACGATAAATTAATTGTTACGCATAGCGTGGAGAAATGGTATTCAATGCATCCCCATGTTGAGGTAACAGTTACATGGGAAGATTAATGGCGGAGTGATATACGAATGGCAGATAGAGCAGAGCAAATGACGCTAGATGATAATTTAGAGGTTGATTCAAAGGCAACCGCAAACAACGTGAGGAATTTTCTTACATTTAAATTTGAACATTTTCAAAATTATGCAGGTTTAAATGTTTCTGATCTGTCTGTTATTGATGATTCACACCTATCTAGCCCCAAAATGGACGCGTCAGGCGTTTCTTCACATGGTGGGATAAATCATACTGAGTCAAGTTTTAACCGCATCATGGAAGCAGAACAAGCATGTAAAGCAATCTATAAAACTATAAAAAATTGTAGAAATGGCGGCAGAACTCCATATCAAAAAATCTTGTCTGAGGCTTACTTGCAAAACATGGAAGATTACAAGATTCAGCAGGAACTAGGCTATGAAGATAGTCAGTACTACATCAAAAAGCGCCAAGCTTTGTGTGAATTTGCTGACAGATTCGAAAAATGGAAAGACTGGTATAGCATCCCCTACTTTAAAGATCTTCACATTTACCGAAAAAATAAAAACGGAGTTTAAACGGACTTTTATCGGAGTACAAGCGGAGTGAAATGGCTATATTATAGTATTGTCGAAAATTTAGGAAGCAGGGTTTTCGATGAAGTGTAGGTACAATGACAATTTGTTTTTCTGTTACGAGTCTTAATAAACCATATATTTATTAAAAAACTCCAATTAACCAGTAACGGCGGCTGGCGCCCTAGACCAGGTTCGATTCCTGATGCTGTTGTAGCCCGTTTATTCGGGCGGAATGGCAATTCTAATTCCATATCCCAAATTTTATAATCACTTTGCCTCATTCGAGGCATTATGAGCTAGCATTCGGTGTAATGCCACATACGTTTTATATAATTGCCTGGTGTGGTGAGGTTCAACTCCTCACTAGCTCTTAGCCGGCGTGGAAAACCGGCACTAAGTATAATAATCATATTTATTAATTGCATAAGTAATAAATTGAATTTTACTCGTCTAGTTTGGGACTGTGTCCCAGAGGTCAAAGCAGTAGTGTTGAGGCACGTTAAATTTAAGTCATTAACAATTTCAACTTGGTGCTTTTGAGTTTTTAACTTGAAAATGTTGCAAGCACCAAGAACCATAGATATGGTATATCACTGACCAAGTTGGTCACGTGTGGGGGTTGGATTCCCTCACTGCTTATATGAGGAAGCGTGTGTATAAACCTATGACAGGGTTCACGCCATTCAATCTATAAATCGACAGCGACGTTCTGCCGGGATACCGACGGAATTTCAGACAAGCCAAAGGGTAATAGCTTTGGTTGACCTACACCGAAAAGGAAATAGGTGTCGTTGGTTGAGTGAGAAAGCATTAAATTATTGATAAAGTAGGCAACAATGTCAGCAGAATTACAATTGCCGGCGGAGATTTAGGCGCTCCGTGTAAAGCAGTCTCACGCTAATCTGGCAGACATGTCAGGGAACCACGAGATAAATGTAAGTTAAAATTCTGGTCCACGATGATCCGCAGAAATGCGGGTATAACTGATACGTGCCGTACGAGTAGCCCAAAACGTGGAAATTACAATACAGGTTTTTGCATAACCATCAATCGCATTGTTGGGTGAAAGTTGGAGGATAAATCCTCACCAAGATTTAAATTAAGCAAGAGATATAAGGTCGCTCCTTATATTGCGACTTGCTTAAACTTGTGACTGAATAATCAACGATTTAACAAGTTCAAGTGGTTAATAGCCACCCGCATAACTAGGAATATAGCCAAAACGGTAAGGCAACGGGCTTTGGTCCCGTAATTTGTTGGTTCGAGTCCAGCTATTCCTATCGTCGGTTCGAAGCTAGCGACGTATAAAATAAAGCAATTATGTGAGGCAATAACCGGTCTTACATAAATGGTTAAGTTAGTCACGCACAGGCGTGCAAATGGTTTGTTAGTCCAGAGGTCTAGGGCACCGCACTGTCTATGCGGAAACGTCGGTTCGATTTCGGCACAGACCGTTGAGGTTAGTTCTGTGAACAAAGTCGGTGGAGGACGTCTGCATTCCGACATAAAGCAGAGAAGACTAAGAGTCACGGAATCGTAAAAGAGGAAAAGCTTAATGCAAGCATCTTGCCTCATTTGATCAGGTAGGGAGTTAGCTCAGATGGTAGAGCGTTGCAAGGATCGTGGGTTCGAGCCCCACACTCCCTATTGGGCTGCAAAAGCTCAAATATATGCTCTTTTTGAAGTTCAAAATTTATTCATTTCTAACCCTTCTAACTGTTATCCATATAGTTAGAAAACTACAGTCGTACTGTGGCTTTTAGACTCATTGCTAAGCGGCAAGCGGCTGGTCTCCAAAACCAGTAATCTAGGTTCGAATCCTAGTGAGTCTGTTTCAATTTAATAAGCATTTAAGACATTCCACGCTATGTGTGATGTCTTTTTTTGTTTCCAGGGAGTAAAAATGTATCACAAAAAACCAGATAAGCCAGACAAATCGCTAGCCAAGTGGGTTGAAGAAAAGAACAGCAAGGCTACACCAAAAAGAAGCGGTTTTTGGCACGAATCGAAATATCGCCCACCAGAGGACGACATCAAAGAAGCTGAAATCAAGCAAGATGAACCAGAATTAATCATTCCTATACCGAAATCAGTAGTACCAAGTATTGAGGACTACGAAAGCACGTTTTTGCATAAGGAGGATCAAGAAAGTATGCAAAATAAGACATTAGTCAGCAAGTTAACTGATGAAAGACAACACTTACAAGATGATTTATTAAAGATTGATAACAAGATTATCAATCCGCTAGGCGTGTCAGACTATCAGGTTAAATTGTGGAAGATCCAGCGTAATGCGATGATGACCGTGGTCAACGTCTTAGACATGCGTATCAGCGATTTAAGCGTGGAGGGCGATTAATTGACCCCAGAAAAGTATTACGAGCTTAGAAAGCATTATAAGCTGGTCAAAGAAGCTGAACATTTAGTTAAGTACAATACCAGCAACAAGGTAGTAGACATGATTAAATTTGTGGCGTTTAAACAAAAAGCGGGCATGATGCCACAAGAGTACATAGAAAAGTATGGAGATTCATGGAAGGACTAAGACACCCGCTGACACAAGAAAATAAGACCATAGGTGAGGCCGTGGCACATAAACATAGAAGATACCGCGGCGTTAAAAATCCGCTTAGAGGGTCATTATTAGAGCGCAGAATACAACGCGCCATTTATTGTGTTGAAAATGACGTAGATAAAGAATTTATTGATTGGTTTGTCGCTGATACAGGGATGCAACCACAAGAATTCTTAGACAAATGGAGTAAAAAATTAGGCATATGAAAAAATTGAAGAGGATGCTACGGAATAGGCATATTAGCAAATTTTGTAGTGTGATTTTAGAAGATTTAGAGAGGGCCTAAAAAATGGGGCTATTCGTTGTCTTATGGTTCCGGTAATTTGGAAAAAGCAAAATTTTCTCGTTTTAAAGACCTTTCTTCAAATTTGAATGACCGATATGAGAAAAGCTTTAATTCTGCTGTTCAAGAATATAAGGACTACTTAAAAAGAAAGTAGGTATATTCATGGGTGGTAGATCGAGTTCTTTTAAGTCAACTAAAACCGGTGCTTCATATGTCCGCCTTCGTAATCAGGCTAGGCAGGCAGCTACGAAAGCTTTTGATAATAATGAAAATATTCATAAAAAATTTGGTGAAATTGAAGTAAAGCGTGTTAGCAAAAACAGAATATTAGTTAAAGGAAGAAATGGACAAATTTCTACGGTTGTGCCTGACTGGAATATGACAAAAGACAATATGGAGACAAATCCTCGCTTTAAAAAGGCTGCTTTTGTAAATCATTACATGAGTGAAGAGGATATTAATTACTTGCTTCCCAAGTAAGTTAAAAATAAGTTAAGAGATCAATTACTGGTGGAAGAAACGACTCGTTTAGCAGAAAAACAGGTGCATCCCTGAATTAAAGCTTTTTGGCTCTGGCGAAACTAAGATCATATAACAAATAAAGGCTATTCACCTCCCGTAATTAAATGAGGAGGTGAATAGCCTTGTCAGAAATTATTCTTACTTTGATCATTATACTTCTGATAATTGTTGCGATCAAGTCGTAACGCCAGAGCCAAGGGCGCTCGCCCTTGTGCGGTCGAGCGCCGCTAATAATATAAAAGTATTGAATTGAATATAAATATGCGTTGCTGAGAGATGACGCTTATTTTTTATGCAAAAAATCTTTTCAATTATAAAAAGTTAGATGGAAACATTACTCAATTCCTAATTTAGCTTTAATACCATCTGCTAGGATGGCTGAAAAATTAAGCCCTGCCTCTTTACCTTCTTCATTTAAATAGTTAGGGATGGTTAAGGTCTTTTTGACTACACGGTTATCATTTTTTCGCTTATATTCCGAAATATTAACAGTAACCAAAGTAGCAATTTCATTGTTTTTGGTTTTAGGAATTTTAGCATTTGATTCAGGTAAATCTTCTACCAGTGACATGGTTCCGATTAAATCTTTCCCCATATCAATTGCTTCTGCAATAGTTCTTCCTTGGGTATCACGGTCAAGGTCTGGAACATTGACCGTATATTTGATTTTAGGGTCATCAGTTGGAGTTATAACGATTGGAAATACAACAATTTTATCTTTTTTCATAATTAACAATTTAAGATGGTACACGAATAAGGGGTATTGCCCCTTATTTTACCCTTTAAGATTATTTCGCTTCATAATCTTTTCCCAAGTGACTTTGTTAAGATCACCGTGGCGAGGAATTGATTCTGAATGATGACCGTTGGTATAAATATCATGATTATGACCATGACGGTCGAACCACCAGCCATTTTCCTTTAAAACTTTAAGGGCATCTCTTCTTTTTACCATCTTATTTCTCCTTTCACATATTATAATACACGTGTTTAATACGTATGTCAATATAAAATGCAGATTAGTTTAATTTTTTTAGGAGGTGAAGCTAGTTTTGGCAGAGCAGAAGTTAACAATTAAACAAAAGAAGTTCGCCGATGAATATGTCAAGACTGGCAACGCCACAGATGCCGCTATTAAGGCAGGATACAGCGAAAAATATGCTCACACCAATGCTAATAAATTACTACAAAATACTACAATCAAAGCCCGTATTGACGCTCAAATGCAAAAGCTCGAAGACGACAAGATTATGAAAGCTGATGAGGCTTTACGGTTGATCACAGCAATTGCACGTGGTGAAGAGACTACGACAGTTGAAACCCAAGAGGGATATGAGCTGACGGTGTATCCAACCATCACCGAGAAGCAGAGAGCCAGTGAGGCAATCCTTAAGCGTTACCCACTAAGTCCACTTGACAAAGCACAAATCAAGAAGGCACAGGCTGACGCTGTCAAGGCAGAAGCAGAAGCCAACTTGGCAAAGGCACAGGCGGAACAACTCCACACTGTTGCTGATAAGACGCGTGAGAAGATGGACAAGTTAAGCACTGAGGAGTTACGCAATTTAGCAAAGTTAGCAGGTGAAAAAGATGATTAAGCTAACAGCCGCTGAAAAGAATGGCATTGCATTAGCCGCTAAGGAATCGCTAGCACGTAGAAGTTACGCAGACTATTTCTTGCTAGCCAATCCTGAAATGAAGCTATATCCACATACCAAGCTAATCACTGAAAAGCTCCAAAAGATAGCAGACGGTGAACAGCATTTCTATATCATATCTATGCCGCCACAACATGGAAAAAGCTTAACTATAACGAAAACTTTTCCAAGCTATTACTTGATGAAATATCCGGACAAGCACGCCATGATAGTCGCTTACTCACAAGACTTATATAGTCAGTTTGCGGCAAGCAACAGGCGTGCTTTTTCTGATTGGTCGGGTCCGTTGTTCAACCTCAAAACAGGCAAGAATACAGCCCAAACATTCACCGTACAGGACCACAGAGGTGGCTTCTATGCTACTTCTGTTCTTGGCGGTGCTACTGGTATGAGTGCCGACTTGCTGGTTATTGATGACCCTGTAAAGAACGCAGAAGAAGCGCACTCTATGACCGTCAAGGACAAGATATGGGACGAATGGAATTTAACGTTTTACCCACGTCTGCAAAAAGGCGGCTCGGTTATCGTAATTATGACCAGATGGCAGACAGACGACCTAGCAGGGCGCTTGCTATCTGAGTCATCCCTACCATGGGAAGAAATCAAATTGCCAGCCATTGCGGAGGACATCCCAGCAGGGACAACAGACGCAATTGGACGTAAGAACGGCGAGCCTCTGTGCCCGCAATTGCACATGTTAGATGAATTACTTACTCACAAGCACGACATGGGGACGGTCAAGTTTACGGCTCTTTACCAGCAAAGCCCAATTATTGAGGGCGGTAACATCTTCAAAGATGAATGGGTAAAGTACTACGTGGACAGCCGCGAAACCATGGCAAGGCTGGGACTAACCGAAAAAGATGTTGCTATTTTGCCCCGTCACTTAGATCAAACTGTTCAAGCATGGGATGCAACTTTCAAGAGTAAAGCTAATGACGACTTTGTAGCAGGTCAAGTATGGTCACGTCGTGATGCAAGCTATTTTCTACGCCCTAATTGGTGCCATAAGCGATTGAGTTTTACAGAAACGCTAGACGCTATTAGAGCCATGTCCCGCATGTATCCTGACGCTACTGTAAAGCTAGTGGAGGACAAGGCAAACGGTCCGGCAATCATTGACACGCTTAGACGTGAGATTCCAGGAATTATGCCGGTGTCACCAGGCGCAGACAGCAAGGAAGCACGTGCGGCGTCAGTGTCTCCAATGTGGGAAGCTGGACAGGTTTATATACCGCATCCTGCATGGCACCCAGAAGTTAAAGACTGGATTGCTGAAATTCTAGGCTTCCCAAATATGCCGCACGATGACAACGTGGACTCGATGGTTTACGCATTACGGCGGCTTAACACCAAGTTCGGTGGTCCAATCGTTAGATATTAGGAAGGAGGACGTTAATGGCAAAAAAGAGAATAAGGCACTTCAAAACGCCAGTTGTGCGGTCTGATTCGCTTGACCTAAGTCCTACGGTTGACTATGAGTCGATTGCATGGAAGACAGCTGATCACTCACAGAACTATGAAGCCTTAGACGATCGATACAAGTATGATGCTATCGCTCATAAGATGGTCTCAAAGGTTGCAGAAGACGCCACAAGAAACGGATTCCGTTTAGTTATTCCAGGCAAGCCAGATTTACAAGAGATGTATCAAAACCGCTTAAATGACTTAAAAACGCAACAGGTTTTATCTCAGCAAATCATCTATCAACGCAAACACGGAGATGGCTATATAACTTACCTAGTTAAAGAGACAAATCCAACGAGTACATTTGACCCTCTTGACCCTGAAAACATCGAGAATGTGGTAGCATTGCACGCATTCGGTCAAAAGAATGTACAAAGCTATCTAACCGACGATGATCCAACGAGTGACGACTACGGCAAAGAGTCAAAATTGAAGATTCAACCAAAACAAGCCGCCACCACATTAGACAGGTACGGTAATCCAACACAAGAAACCAAGGACGAAAATGCGATTGTTCTTGATGCTACCAGGTATAGTCACATCAGCTTAGACAAGTTTGACGATGACCAAACAGGGACATCAATTATCAAGCGCTGTGAAAAGCAACTCAATAATATGGCGATTGCTACCGAATCAGTGGGTAAAATGCTACGAGAATTTACGTTTAAGGTCTTCCAATCTGATAGGCTGATGAATGAACCATTAGACCAGTTCAGACGCGACAGAGACGAATTAGCACGCGTAGCAAACACCGAAGCTATGATGTTTACTGGTAACGATGACACCGTGACCAAGCTAGCAACGCCAACTGGTGGCATGAATGTCTTACTTGATTACTTGTGGCAAGACCTTTCAACAGCGTCAAACATCCCTAAATCGGTTTTGACGGGTGAACAGTCTGGCACGCTGGCAGGCGCAGGGCAAGACGTGCAAAACTATTATGACAGTGTGAAAGCCTTACAAGAGCAGATTTTGAAGCCCGAAATCATGAATATTGTCCGCTTGTTGATGTATTCGAAAGAATTTGGCGGTTACTTAGACCCAGACAGCTTAGAATGGCACATTGAGTTTAATCCGCTATGGACACCGGACGACAAGACGCAAAGCGAGACACTGGTCAACCATGCAAATGCGGCCGGAACACTGGTCACAAACGGTATTTTTGCCCCTGATGAAGTCCGCAACATGTTCAACGGGCAAGGCAACAACGCAATTCAAGGGATGCAGAACAACGCAAACGTGACTGACAGCGCCGACAATATCGAAGCTCGATATACGCAAGAGCAAATTGACCAGTACTACAAAGATGTTGAAAAGGCTGGTATAGATGGCAAGGCGTAGAAATGGCTACCCATTGAAGATTGAACGGTCGTATTACCGAGGATTAGCCAAACTCATTCGAGAATGGCAAAAAATAGCTTTCAGAGTGGCTGACGCGCAATTAAGGCATTATCTTATTAACGGTACTAAAATGCTCACAGATGCGGATAATTCGCGTAATCCAGAGTGGACTAATTACGTACAGCAAACCTTGAATTTGATGTCTGTTGATATGGAAAACACGGTCACAGATCAAATCTTGCATGACATGACTATGCGGTTTGTTTATGCGGTTAACCAGTTCAGTGCTAATAAGACGCGTGTGCATCAAGCTAATGTGCAGATGAAGATGGGACCTTATGCGTTAAATCCGTTAAGAGATAACGCAAAATTGCGCGAATATACCTGGGGTAAGATCTTAGAAAATACGAACTTGATCAAAACCATGCAAGGGCGCTATATTGACCAGCTGAAAGGCGACATTTACCGCATTGTCAATGATGGTGGCGGTCTTACTGATATAAGCCACGCTATCAGCAATCGAACTGGTATGGCTTTGCGTCATGCTGACCTAATTGCAACTGATCAGACAGGCAAAATACTAGCCCAGATTGACGCTTACCGGAACAAACAGGCAGGCTCAACGCGCTATATTTGGCGTTCAATGGAGGACAAACGGGTAAGACTAAAACACAGAGAGTTAGACGGCAAGAAATGAAAGATGGTGGCCCCCACGGGGGGGGATAAGGGCCGCCTCCCGGGGGAGCCGATAAGGTGCAGGTGTTACGCTGACCCGATTGACTAAAAATTAAATGAAACACAAACGCTTCCTCAATGCGAGGGAGCGCTTTTTTCATGCCCAAAATTAGCAAACTTTGTGAAATTTTTAAGTATTCCGCCCGTGGGTGAATCTCATTTAAGCCCGTTAAATCAACATTCTTACTTTGTGAAATTTTAGGAGGATTTTATGGAAGATTCAAACGAAATTAAACCAGTTTCAACCAATTTAACCAATGAAGAAACTAAGCAAGCAATTAATGCTTTGAAGCCTAAAAGCGTGGAGGTAGCTCCAAAGGTAGAAAAGCCAATTGAAGTTGTCAAACCAACACCAGTAGCAAAGGAGGTGAAGCCAATGGCAGAAGTAAAAGACCCTAGAGGGATGTTCGATTATACAGGCTGCGAACAGTACACCGTGCAAGATGGCGAAACATTGTTTGATGTTGCTCAAAAGTACAAGGTCGCTTTGCAACAGTTGCGTTATTTCAACCATGTACCAAAGGACACCATGCGAGTTAAGCCTAGGCAAACACTGTACATCCCCAAAGAACCGGTATTAGTGCCAGTAGGCGAATAGCATGAACCTGACACGGTACGATACAGCGACGATTAACAAGTTTTCTGTTGATTCACAAACAGGATTCTTGCATGTAAGCAATGTGCCAATCGCACGTGTGGGCGTTTTTCCTTATATCGGTAAAAGTGGGCAGATCACCATGGAAGCCAAACTTCCTGATGATTTATTGACTGATTCGGCTGTTGAGAGTGCAAATTCAAAGCCAGTTACAGACGATCACCCACAAGAATCGGTGAACGTGACCAATACGAACCGATATATGAAGGGATTAACCGCCAATAATGCCCATGTTGATGGTGACAAGCTGAAAGTTGACATGACTATCACCGATTCGGCATTAATCAAAGAAATTCAGGGCGGCAAGCAAGAGCTTTCAATTGGATTTCAAACTGATGTGGTACCCGTTAAAGGTACTTTCAAGGGTATGGCGTACGATTCGGCACAAAAGAACATTCAAATTAATCACGTCGCAGTAGTTAAACGTGGTCGTGCTGGTCATTCGGTGAGATTAACCGGTGACAGTGCAGAAATGGTTATAGATGATTCACAAGAGAAAGGAACATCAATGGAAACTACAAAAATTCGTTTAGATGGTGCAGATGTCACAGTCGCAACCACAGACGCAGAAAGAATTTTAAAGCTTGATGCTGACAACAAGGCTAATAACTCAAAAATTGCCAAACTTGACGCTCAAATTAAGGCTTTGACAGCCGAACGCGACAAGTTAAAGGGTGGTGCTGATGCTAACAAGAAATCACTTGATGAAGCACAAGCCAAGGCTGATTCTCTTGAAAAGGAATTAGCCGCAGAAAAGAAAAAGTTTGAAGGGGATGCACTAGATCAAGCAATCGCTGACCGTATGGCACTTATCGATGAAGTAAAGCCATATGTTGGCGATTCTTTTGATTTTAAAGGCAAATCTCCGAAAGAAATGAAGCTAAAAGCTATCAGCAAGACTGATTCAGTCGATTTAAGCGCTAAGTCAGATGACTATATTGACGCTTATTTTGACTCAATCAAGAACCGCAATAACTCTGGCGTAGTTGGTTACACGGGTATTGAAACCAATGTCAAGACAGACAGCGTAGACAATAAACCCGCAAAAGACCGTTACCACTTAGCCTAAGGAGGTAATTAAATGGCAATTCCAGATGGAGAACTTTACAACACCGGTGAACTTGCACCAGGTCAATTAGCAACCATTGAACGCGCAACAATCAACACCGAACAAGCAGGAGCACCAATCGGCTTCGGTCAAGGTGTCGCAATTAAAGATGGTTTGGTAGTTCCAGCAACCGGCGGAAATATTTTCGGCGTGGCTTTACGCAGAACTTACTTAAACGCTGACTACTTAACACAAGAAAACATTGATGCTGACAAGTGGCAAACCGGTGAATTATTTGGCGTAGCTCGTGAGGGAACTATTCAAGTACCAATCAATGAAGATGTAAATGAAAACGAGAATGCAGCCGTTGATAAGGACGGCAATTTCAAACCAGCAGGCGCTAACGATACAGTCGTTGGCGTCTTTTTAGGTTCCGGCAATAAGGGCGGTACCGCACGCATGCAAACCCGTATCCAGCTTTCTAATACGGCTGTTACAGGTTCAGGTTTGCAAAATGCTAACGCGCCACAAGTTGACCAACCTAGCACACCAGCAGTTAACCCAACGCCAGCAACAAAGCCAGCATCCCCATCAACGGGTTCAACAACTGGCACAGATAACAAGAACGGAGGTAAATAATGGCGAATAAGGACTATTTAACGCGTGAACAGCTTACCTATGTTGACAACGTTATTAAGACTCCAAAGGAACGAGAATTAACAGCTATGTCACTGTTCCATACTTTCAGCGTTCCAGCATGGACTAAGCAAACCACATACAAGGTAATGACTACCGCTGGTCAAGCCGCTCATTATGTTGACGGTGCCGACGATATCCCAGTAGTTGACATGAATGTAACCGAATCAGCATCCAACTTGACTGATATTGCGATTGCGGTTAGATACTCACGTCAACAACTTGGTGAAGCTCAACAAGTAGGCATGGACATCTTAACGCCAATGGCAACAAGAGCCCGTAGAGCACTAGCAGAAGCCGAAAACAAGCTTATTTTTAATGGGCTTCACAATTCCAATCCAGCACTTAACATTAACGGTTTGACTGATCCAGTTTCTAAGTTAGGTGTGCAAGAATCAACCGCACCGGTTACATTTGATGCACTTGCTGACGACCCAGACAACAATTTAAAGATTAGAAACTGGCTCAAAGACGCAAAAAGCAAGATTACACACTTGGCTGGCTATTCAAATGCTCAACCAATTTTAGCCTTGCCACAAAGCGCAATTGATCAGCTTGACATGCCTTATAACCAATACAACCCACAAATGACTGTATTGCAAATGATTGGACCGTGGTTTAAGGACATTAAGGCAGTTCCTGAACTTGAACACCAAAACTTTGGCTCTAATGGCAATAAACAAGATATGGGTTATATCTTCTTGAATGACGCGGACATTGTACAAATTCCAGTGGCTCAACAAGTACAACAATTGCAACAAGAATACCACTCAGGACGTACCACAATTCCTTACACTGAACGTCTTGGTGGTCTTGTAATGTACTACCCACACGCATTTGTACAATTGCACGGTATCAACGATCCAAAGAAAGCCTAGTTCGGAGGTAGCCTATGGACGATTTACAAGACATGCTTAATGCTGTGAAGCAATTAAGCCCAGATTTAACTTCTAAACTGTCCGATGATGCACTAAATAGGCTATTGACTAATGCTTATCAAATAGCAATGGCTGATGGTTTTCCAAAGCTTGCCAAGAACAACGATGGTGAGACTATCAAAGCTCGTGACATGGCTACGCAATACTTAGCCTTGCATTTAATCACGATTAACAAGGCTATGGGCGATGGTGGCGCCAACGTTACCAGCGAACAAGTTTCAGTATTGAAGCGAACTTATGCTGACGTTAGCAAATTAAATCTGTTCCAACGTTCGCCGTGGGGGCAGCTATATTTATGGCTGTATAACCTTTATGGCAACGGAAGCATTACAAGATATGGATTGGTGCAACACTAATGGCTGACAGCTTTGAAGAAATCGAAAATAGGCTAGATCATATCACGAAAGAAATGGACTATTTAAACCATCATCAGGTAGTAATTGGCTTTTTCAGTGATGAAAATAGCTTGCTTTTGACGATCGTAAGAGCCAACGAGTATGGGGCACACATTCGCCCTAAAAACGCCAGCGGCTTCTTATGGATTCCGTCAAGGCAGGCTATTAAAGAGTTCGGAAAGAACGTTACTGCAAAAGACGTTAGAAATAAGTATCAATTGTTCATCCCTAAGGGCAAGCACATTGCGGCTGTCAATCAAGACGGCAAATTGGTTACATATTTCTATCTGATGCAAAAAGTAGACATTCCAGCTCGTGCTTTTATCAGAAAAACCGGCATAGATTACCGTCAAAAATACCGCCGATACATCAAGGCAGGTATTGAAGAGATTATGTATGATGGCAAAACTGGTAAAGACTTGCTTGAAAAGCTGGGACGCATGGGCGTAAGTGATATGAGAGAAGTAATGAGACGTTGGACAAAGCCAGGTAACGCACCGCTGACCATCGATAACAAGCGTGGGGCTAATAACCCCTTGGTTGACACTGGACAGCTTCAAAAACGCATTACTTGGAAAATACTGCCAATGACAGGGGGCACGCTATGAGTTTCTACATTCCGTTTGCGGATATGCTGGACAGTTTTGGAGTAGATTTAACGGTTTACCCATATGACAGCCCAGCAAAAAAAGCTCACTTTCACTACGTGGGCGGTGTAAGAGTTGAAGACGATGACGCGCCAAAGGTGCAGCCGGAACAGCGATATGAACCGGTTGTACCGAATAACGCACAAAATTCTTTCATGGCTCAATTTTATACGGGTGGTGAGATGGCGCAGGCAGATCTCTTATGGATCAGCTCTAAGCTTTATCCCACGAACTCGGTCGTAGAAGTGCCGTCTCAGCCAGGTCAAAAATATCGAATTACTGGCAATTCCAACTTTCAAGGCTATTCTGACGTTGTCATTTACGCATTAAAGGGAGATGATAAGCACCCTAATGGCTAGCAATTTACCGGTATTGAGTGATCATTTTTTAGTGCAGTACATACTTGGCAAGCTGGTCAATCAGGTCACGGGATGCGAATTGGTTGAAGATGCAAACATTGACGAAATGGAGGATTATCCGTTTTTCACTTTCAAATGGATTGACTTTGACCAAGAGCCAAACGCCGACTGGCTAGGCAAGCATAGACAGTATATCTGCACTATGCAGATTGATTGTCACTCAAATTCGAGCGTACAAGCTATGAGCCTTGCTAGAAAGCTGTTTGAAGCACTCCACGAAGTGCCGTATCGCAGGTTTTTTAAGCAAGCGTACATAGTACCTCAAAGCATTGGTAACACGGGCGATAGAACCACTTTACAGGGCATTAATTATGATCACGATTTTGGTTTTGATTGCTCTTTCACCGTTACTGGTGGCTTTGAGTTTTTAGAAAAAGACCTCAACTTTAATGTCGAGGATTACACAATTGAATCAATTAAAGGCACATCAAGCGTTGTCGGCAGTGATACCGACGGCGCTTTTAATGTGTCCAAAAATAAGGAGGAAATTTAATGGCAGATGCTAAGACAACCACTGTCGTTGCACCTTATGACCGTGTCAGCGACGTAAACGTGGTTATTTCAGTTTTACACCCACGTCCAGTAGTTGGGCTGGGTAATCTTTTAATCCTAAATGCTGTCACTGCAAAGGCTCCAACGCCAGCGCAATCAGATGGCAAAGACGGTAAGAGCACCGATGCTAACGCACAAACTACGCCAGCAACTACCTTGCCAGATCAATTAAGCGTACAAGACCGCATGAACGGAATCCTATTACGCAAGACTGACAAGGCAACTGGCGCAATTTACCGCGAATACAAGAACATTGACGCGGTTGCGGTTGATTACGGTGAAGACACCGCAGTTTATAAGAAGGCACAAACCTACTTTGCACAATCTAACCACTCCGACCGTGTGGCAGTTTTGGACTATGACCCATCAAAGGCATACGACGCTTTGAAGGCTTTCTGGTACTTTAACTGGACCTTTGCAGTTCGCACATCTAATGACGTTGACGACAACTTAGTTGCTCTGTCAAACATTTTCGAAGCCAACAAGAACCACATTTTAGTAGTTCAAAGCAACGATGTGACTCAATTTGACAAGATTTACGGTCAAAATTACACCGTTGGCTTGAAGCATGACACCGCTGAAAACATGGACAGTGCTCTCGTTGGGGCAGTTGCTACCTTGACCGTTGGTTCTGTGACCTGGAAGTTCAAGCAATTAAAGGGTGTAACCCCAGAAGTCTTGACCTCAAATGAATTGTCCGCAATCCATAGAGCACATGCATTCGCATATGTGGAAGTTAGTGGTGTTGGTGAAACATCAGAAGGCTGGACTATGTCCGGTGAATACATTGACGTCATTCACGGCATTATCTGGGTCAACACCAACATGGAAAACAAGTTAGAGCAATTCTTGCAAGAAAATGGCAAGGTCTCATACGACCAAGTTGGAATTACTCGAATCAATGGTGTTGCTACGCAAGTTATGGAACAAGCCTATGCGCAAGGAATCATCTTAACCGATGAAACCACTGGTAAGGGTGATTACACCGTAACTACTTCACAACGTAGTGAACAATCACAACAAGACTTGTCTGACCGGCATTACGGTGGTTTGAGTTTCACTTACCACGTTTCTGGCGCAATTCACACCATTACCGTACACGGTGAAGTTCAATCAGACACGATTTTAAACTAGAAAGGATTTATTAGATGGCAGCTCATAACAACGCACAAACGGGGTTGATGGGCACCTACGACGCCAATAATGTTTACTTCACTATTGACGGTAAGACTGCTTATGGCTATGGTGCAACAACCCTTTTCACTTTTTCATACGATAACGATTTGTTATCAGTTCAACAAGACCCTCAAGGAACAGGTACCGCAAGTATTAACAACAAAACTGGCGGTACCTTTACTTTAACCATCAATCAAATGTCACCATTTAACAAGATCATTGATGATTTAGCCGATGAACGTCGTGTCGGTGGTTATGCGGTTGATGCTTGTGATGGTTCACGTCACTATGTGGGGGCACACGCATATATCCAAAAGAAGCCTGACGGTGGTGCCGCAAACGAAGCCGGTGAAAGAACCATCACTGTTAAGGTCTTAAACGTTGTAGAAAATTCAGTTCTTTAATTAAAGCGAGGTAAAAATTTATGGACAACACTACTAACACTGAAAACCAAAACTTAGAAACTACTGTAAATGTTGACGCACAAGCAACAGAAGCACCAAAGGCAGAAGATAAGCCAATTAGCATGGCTGATGTCTTAGCTGCTAGAAACAAGCAACTTCAAACCGGTGCAGTTCCTAACCAACGTGGTATCACTAAGGACATCACTCTTAACGCTGGAACTCCACAAGAATACACTTTGACGCTTCAATACCCAGGTTTTGCCATTGCTTCAATGATTGAAGACGATTCAACCCGTGACGGTGACGTTAAGCTATCACTCGTATTAAGCAATGCTGTTGATAATGACGTATTTGTTCAACCACGTATTAAGAGCCTTGATTTCTGGGACACTCACAAGGGTGGGGTAGATGTTGCCCGTGAAGTGCTTTCCTTTCTTAACGACGGAATCGACGGCAACTTGGAATAAGGAACATCTAAAAGAAGCGGCTGACCGTTGGGAAGACCCAATTAGGTTGGCTATGCACGGTATTCCGCTTGATTTAACCATGAAAGCAAACAGGAACCAGTTAAACATGTACTGGGAAATCGTGCGGAGAGAAGAAAAACAACGTTTTAACATGCAAGCAAGCGCCACCGGATTAGGTGTCTGGGGTGATGGAAAGAAATAGTGAGGTGAAGTCAATCAGAAAATAAACTGATGGCTTTTTTATTTTGCCAAAAAGAAAGGGCGTTAATACATGACTGATGCACATGAAGGCATGTCGCTGTCCTTAAAAGCTAATTTTACGCAAGTGAATGAGGCTAAAAAGGCTACACAGGCTTTAAACTCAGCGTTCGGGGAATTGCAGAGACGTGCAAATAGCTTGCACATGTCCGCTAATTTTCCAAGAGAAATAAACCATATTGACACGGTAACCGCGTCATATGTTAGACGTCTGGAATCTGAGGGTAAAACATACGAGGCTAATCAACAAAAGGTCAAGGCATATCAGGGCGCGATCGGCAAATTAAGCGCCGAGCAGAGCCGTTTGCAAAGTGCCTTGAACCGCACCACTAGTTCTACTGACAAGGCTAGTGATGCTTATAGAAGTCAGCAAATAAAACTTAACCAAACAGTTGCTGAAATCAACAAGTTTAAAGCTGGAATTAAGTCCGCTCAATCTGAGATGGAACGAATCCATCCAACCGGGTTTAACCGCTGGGTAAAGGGTGCTAATGAGGTCACCAAAGCCACCAGTACGATGAAGAGTAAGCTCCACAGCGCGTGGGACAGCATCCGAGGTGGTGCAACAGTTGCGGCGGCTGGAATTGGTGCCGTTGGTGCGGCTGCCTTTTCTGGCGCTAAGCAATCAGCGGCAATTCAGCAAAGGTACCGCGAAATTAACAACCTTGCTGTTCTTGGTGGTGAAAAGCAAAAAGAAGTAACTAAGTCGGTTACTGAAATGCAACGTCAAGGGCGTGACATGTCCATTAAATACGGCAAGTCACAGCAAGAAATCGCGGCAGGGTATGAAGACCTTGTTAAGCGTGGTTATACCACCAAACAAGCAATCGGAGCCCTCCAAACCGAATTGCAAGCCAGTGTGGCATCTGGTGACAAATTCAGCGATGTTACTACGGTATCTTCACAGGTTCTTGACGCATTCGGTATGCGTGCAGACTCAACCAGCAAGATGCTGAAAAACACCAAAAACGTTGTTAACGAGTTGGCTTACTCGGCTGATGCAACTTCAACAGGTTTTAGTGACTTAGGTGTTGCTATGTCGTACGTTGGTACTGCGGCACACTCTAACAACATTAGTTTGGCGGAAACAGCGTCAGCGCTAGGTGTTCTATCTAACAACGGTTTGGAATCTGACAAGGCTGGTACTGCCCTACGTGCCACAATCAATGGATTAACTAACCAAGTTAACAAGATCGGTTCTAAGAATTCTATCTTTACCAAGCTTGGCATTAAAAAATCTGAAATGGTGGACGCACACGGCAACCTGAAAGGGCTGTCGCAAGATATGGCTGTGCTTTACAAGCACATTGAAGAGCATAGTAAAGGTGGCTCCGACCAAAACGGCTTCTTTAAGTCGATATTCGGAACTACTGGCATGAACGGTGCCATGATTTTAGCTAAATATTCGAAAGAAGTAGAAGGCTTAACTAAGCGGACAGAAAAAGCCGGTAAGACTGGTACGTATGTAGCTGAATTAGCCAAAAAGAACATGGGTACCGCACAAGGTAGCGCCGCCAGCGCTCAACAGGCTATGAATGCCTTTAAGATGACGCTGGGTAACGCTGTTTTGCCGGCAATTAACGAAGCAAGTAACTCGCTTGCTAAGTTCTTACTATCAAAAGATGGTGAAAAATTCCAGAAGGGCGTTGGTAAAGTCGTAGGTGACTTTGCAAACGGTCTTGTAAGCCTGATTCGTTTTGCTACACGGCATGAAACGATGATGAAGTTTGTCGGTGGTGGATTCTTAGCAGGATACGCAACCGTCAAAGTTGCAAAAGCTGTCTCATTTGTGGGTGGATTGTACGAACAGTACAAGAAGCTTGCTGATATAAGTCCTAAGGTTGCATATATTGGTAAAACCACGGGGCAGTTAACTGGAACAAATACCAGCTTTAAAAACATGACCAAGGGCGCAAAATTAGCTGTTGGCGTATCTGCTGTATTTAATGCGGCTCAAATCGGTAACGACTTTTATCAAGCTGCAACTGCTAAAACCGCAACGCAAAGAATTCAAAGTGCTGGTGCTGGTATCGGTGGACTTGTCGGTGCTGGAATTGGTGGAGTTCTCGGTGGCACGGTAGGTGCTACGATTGGTGCACAACTTGGTCAAGCTATGGGACCTGATGCCGCTAAAAGTTTTGTAAAAGCCTTTAATGGACATGCTGCGAAGTATTTGGTTTACGGCAAAAAAGGCAGCAAATCAAACGGCAAGTATGATAGTCAAGCCGAAAAATATAATGAATCCGGTTATTACACCCTGTCCGACCATAAGCTGAAAGGTAAAAAGCTTCTGTATGCTTATGATGACAATGGATACTATGATTTAAAGACCAATAAGTACCATGATCAACGCTCCCTTGCTGAACGCTCATGGGGAATGAATCATAGATTAAATTTAAAGACCTTAGCGCATTCAAATAATGCCTGGGATCTTTTGAGTGGTTCTGCTTCTACGATTTGGAACGCTGCTGGACATATTGCTGATAGAGACTTTTGGCGTAGAAGCGGTCCAGAAGTCAAAAAAGAAACCAAGGGAACTTGGCTGGATTGGAGTGGCTTTTATAAGTGGATTGGAAACAATCCGCATCTTAATCCACACGGTAAGCCAAGTGATGGAATGGATAGAACTAGAAGTTTATTCCGCGATATTGGTAAATGGGCTGGAAAACAAAATTGGGACTGGGGAGGCTTTGATCCTCAGAAAAATGGATTCAATAAATGGCTAGCTGGATTTAAACCACAAGTTCATGGTAAAAAGCCCCAAAATAGTCAATTGCAGCTTAAAGCATCTGGAATTCTTCCAAAAGTTAATGCTAAAAAATGGGCTGATGGAGTTGTTAAAGATGCTCAAAAAGGCATGAAAGACTTCCCATCTTGGACTAAACAGCTTAGTGCAAAGTCTAATAAGTGGTTTAAGTCCAAGTGGAACGGCATGGAGCGCTGGGGTGGTAAAACTAACAAAGACGTTCAAAAAGGCTGGAAAGGCTTTACTTCATGGTCAGGAAATTTAAGTCATAAATCAAGCAAATGGTTCAAGTCTAAATGGAATGGCATGAAGTCATGGGCTGGCGGAGTCAATAAGAACGTACAAAGCGGTTGGCATGGTTTCACCTCATGGTCAGGAAATCTAAGTCACAGATCAAGTAAGTTCTTCAAGTCTAAATGGAATGGCATGCAAAGCTGGGCTGGTGGAATTAACAAGGACGTTCAATCTGGTTGGAAAGGCATTAAAACTTGGTTTGGCAATCTTGGTAAAAATGCCGTTGACCTATTTAAAAAGCCTTTTGAAGGTCTAAGTAAATGGGTCAGTGATCACACACCAAAGCCTGTCAAGGCGGCACTTGGTGCAGTTGGCAAGGGAGTCAACTGGGTTAAAGGTAAACTAACAGGCAAGGCACACGCCAACGGTGGGCTTATGCACGCCTCACACGGTGCCCTTGTCGGTGAAGCTGGTCCCGAATTAGCATACAAACCTTATGCTAACAACGTTCGCTTGCTTGGTGCTAATGGTCCGCAATTTACAAAGGTTTATGCTGGCGAGCATATCCTGAATGCACGCGATACCGCAAAGGTATTAAACGGCGGTTTAGGTAATGGGCTAACCCTCAAAGGCTACGCAAGCGGAACTGATAAGCTTGGTAAAACCTCAAAGAAGGTAACTAACGACTACAAACAAATTGCGGACAAGTCATCCAAGTCACTTAATAGCCTTTCTAAGAAGAGCTCAAGCACTTGGAATAAGATTACACGTCAAACGGGTAAAGACAGCTCTAAGACCCGAAAACGGGCTATCTCTGACTACTCAGACATGCACAAAGGCATTGTCAAGCAGATGGACAAGACCCATGACGGTGTTATCAGTCTTAGTGAATCCACTGCAAAAGGCTTTGGTAAAGCATTAGGCAAAACTAAAGGCTTTGCCAGGGATGCAATGAGCGACTCAATTGGTGAGATTAACAAGGGTATTACTGGAATTGACAAGGTCCTTGGACAGTTCGGCGGTAATACCTCAGTTATCAAGCCAGTTAAGTTTGCTACTGGTACTGACGCAAACGGGCGTCTAACCGAAAATACCCTTGCTATGGTCAACGATGCACAAACAGGACCAAGACAAGAAGCCTTAGTTAGTGACAAGAATGAATTGTTCTTACCACGTGGCAACAATGTCACCATGATGCTACCAAAGGGCTGGGGTGTCCTCAACGGGGCGCAGACCCAACAGGTGGCTAAATCAGCCGGTGTAAAGCATTTTGCCAAGGGATCAGGGCTAAGCCATAGCGCATTGAGAAAGCTTGCTGAGAAGGCGGGAGCCAACCCAGCACAAAGCTTCAAAGAAATGTTCTTAGACAAGCTCAAACCAAGCGGATCGAATTTAAAGCGTGGTTCTATCGGATTAGCGCAAAATTCATCTCAGCACTTCGGTAATTCTTGGTCTAACGCGATGTGGACGGTCATCAACAACGCAATCGGCGGTGGTGATGGTAAAGGTGGCACTCGTGAAGCATTCCTGAGATTTGCTGAGTCTACATTCTCTGGCGTCCCATATGTCATGGGTGCTATGAGTAAGGCGGCTAGTGACTGTTCTGGTATGGTCGCACAAGCTTTAAAGCATTTCGGAATTAATGCTGGGCGTTCAACTGTTGATATGCAACATAGTTCCGCCCTCCAATATCTTGGTAAAAGCATTAATCGAACTATTCCGGGTGACTTGGTTATTTTCGGTCATGGGACAGGCGCAGCCGGTCACGTGGGTATCGTCAAGAATCCAAGAACCGGGACAATGTTCAATGAAACACCGCCAAAAGCGCGTGTCACACGAATTGCTGATGACATGGGTATGGGCTATGGTTTCTACCGTGTCAAAGGGTTACACAATGCATCAACTGCTAAGAAGACTGCAAAGCCAGCTACTAACTTAACTGCACTAGCAAAACGCGAACTTGGTCCAGCCGCTTTAAAGTGGATTAAGGACAAGTTAGGCGATGAAGGTTCACTCGGTGGCAACATCGGTGGTGAAGGCGTCAAGCGTTGGGCTGGTACAGTTAAACGAGTTCTTGGTATGTTGCACTTGTCTACTTCTGATTCAATGGTCGCAAGAGTATTGCGTCAGATCCAAACTGAGTCAGGTGGTAATCCTAACGCAAGACAACCAGGGAGTGACCCAGACGGTAACGGTTCTGGTCCAGCATTAGGACTTATGCAAACTAAGCGAGCAACATTCGAAGCCTTTAAGCGTAAAGGCTCTGGCGGTATCTTTAACGGACCTGCCAACATTTACGCTGGCTTGAATTATGCTAAGCACCGCTATGGTTCTAGCTTGTCAGCATTAGGCAATGGTCGCGGTTACGCAAAGGGTGGACGTCCAAAAGCACACACTCCATTTATTGCAGGTGAACGTGGTCCAGAGCTAATCACTGCTGACGGTCCTGTTAAAGTTGATAGTCACGAACAAACAAAGCGTAAAGTTTCTGACTTAGCGCAAATGTTTAAGTTTCCAAAGATTAACAGACCTACACGGTCACACAGCTCAGCGCCGGTCATTAACATCAACCTCAACGGTCCTATCTACGGGACAAGGGAGGATGCTAAGCGGATTGCGGAACTGGTACGCCGTGAAATTAATAAGGTTCTAGTAAACATAAGCGATGAATTAGGTACGGATCCATCGCTTTATTAGTAAGGAGTTGTTTTTATTTGGCTAAAAAAGAAAAGCCAAAAAACAAGTCTAAGCCCCGTAAGGGGCGCAAAAAGACTAAGGCGCAAATTAAAGCAGAAAGAAAAATAAAAGAAATCAAAGATAAGGCTGATAAAGCTCACCGTGCGGCAATGAAAGCCAATGCGACGGCAATGAACTTTTCAGCAAAAGTCTTTAACACGAAAGATCCAAAGCTGAAAGCTAAATATACTAAGAAGTTTGAAGAATACATGAAAAAATATCATGCAGACATGAACCGATACAAAAAGTATAGAAATCAGCTTAAACCAGCTAAGACCAGCAAAAAGCGTGTTAATAAAAGCAAGACCACGGATCAAGCCGCGATGGTCAGCAAAATTGAACAACATAAAAAAGAATTTACGAATGAAGGCAATATGGCTATTTTTCCTACACTCAACGGGACAGAAAGCGATATTGTCTTTTTTAGCCCCACAAATACGGAATCAGAAAGCAATTCATCAAACATTACTTCTTATGCCGTTGATCAGGGGGCACCTCGTAAAGATTACGCAAGATTCAATTCTAAGACGGTCACTATTGACGGTCTTATTTCTGACGACATTAACGGCGGTCGCACAGCCCATGATAAATGGGTGCAGTTAAGAACGTGGCACAGTCACCATGAAGAATTAACGTTCCGTGGTGACATTTATTACAAGCACTTGCTGATATCACAACTTGACCGGCAATTTACCGGTTTCAAAAACACGATGCAGGTTTCAATAACTTTTACATTTGTTCGAGCTGCTGAGATCACGACAAGCGGCAAAAAGAAGAATGCTAAGCGGTCGAAGTCTTCTAAGACGTTGGCAGGCAACAGAAACAAGAACTACACCGCAATAACCATCAAGCCGGGCGATACCCTGTGGGGATTGTCCAAACGCTATGGTAAGTCGGTTTCTTGGCTTCAAAAGGTCAACAAGATCAAGAATCCTAACCGGATTTATGCCGGCAACTTGATTTATGTCAACGATAAGAAGCATAAGGCTAAAAGCAAGATGCGAGTTAAGTAAGGAGGGGTGAAATGCGTCAATATATTCCAGTGAACATTGATGATTTGCCGGACATTTTCGACATCGAATTGGCTGGCGAGGTTTACACGCTAAGAATTGACTATAACCCCGTTGCTGACTGGTATACCATCACTATTTATCAGAATGGCGAAACCTTGCTAGAACAGGAGCCGCTTATACTTAATCAGCTAGTCGCTATTGATATTCCTGATACTCGTTTACCTCGAATTGATATGAGAGTGATGGACGAAACTGGTAACGCAAAAGATGCCGGCAAGGCTGAGTTTGGCTATGATGTTCAAATTTACATTGATGTGATTGATCCACTTGGTTCAGAAGACGAAGACCCGACTATCAAACCACTGGGGTATGACCCTGACGAAGATAGCGACGATTTAACGGATCAGGAGGTCTCATATTGATAGTTACTAGCAACCCACACATGTGGTTTGTCTGCACTAACGATAAAGGCAAAACCCAAACCGTTTACAACAACGAGCATTATAAGCATAATTATCCGTTTACGTTTGAAGTTAACTTTGCTGATTCGTCTACGCCACAGCAAAATACGGTCACTTTGTACAACATGACCAAGGAGCATGCAAATTTTTATCATAAGAAATTCTATTGCTATGTTGCGTTTAACTGGGGACCAGATAAGAAGATTCTTGCTGAGGGATTTATCGAAAAAATCGGCATTCCTAACCACGATGGTACAACTGATACCTTTACAATTACTTTCACTGAGGGCACGAATTACAGCAATGTAGCCGCTCGCAAATTGAAAGTAACAAAAGAAAAGAAGGTCAACAAATATGTAACGAAGTGGGTCAAGCAACCTGATAAGACGGTTACTAGATACCACCATTACACAGAGACCAAAGAGTACAAACGAGGTCCTAAAAAAGGACAGAAGTACACGGTTCGCCATCGAACGCCATATAAAGAAACCATTAAAGGTAAGTGGCGTAAGAAACGGATTAAAACCCGTGCTACAAAAGTAGTCAAAGTTAATAAGACGTTTCGCAAAGGCACGGACTATAAGACTTTGATCAAAGGAATTGCAAGTCAATCAGGAATCGTAATTTCTAAGATTGACTTAGCAAAGAATCCAACTTTGAAAAAGTCATTTACCGCAAAGGGCAAACCATTAACACTGCTTAAACAGGTGGTCAAAAAAACAGGTTCAATCATGACCTACATTCAAGGAAAGCTTGAAATCATTAATCCAAAAAGCACAAAGAGAACGTGGTATGAGATTGATGGCCAAGACCTGTTACAGCCACCAAGTTACAACGAAAGTAGCGATGACAGCTCCGGTAAAGGAACGTGGGAAATCATGGTTCCATTGGTTCCAGACATAACCACCAACGTGGGGATTCACATGGAAAGTAAGTATTTGAAAGGCTATTTTTATGTGAAAGCCGGTCAACATACATTTGACATGGATAAAGCACAAACGCAATGTTCACTTGGAAAGATTTAAGGAGGTGAGTGTTATGGCACAATCACAAAATGAAGAACGTAAGGCGGCTATCAACGCAATGCGCAAATTTCAATGGGGCATTATTTCTGGAATGGAAAATGCATTAATTGCAAAAGTTATTGACTATAACAAGAAAGATCATACGGCGGATATTTTACCGCTTGCTAATTCAAGCGACGGCGAAACATCAGCACAATATCTGGATATTCCGGTTACTGAAAATTGTTACATGTTGGATGAAATGATTGAGCGACTTAAACCAGAATTTAAAAGAATTGATTCTGAAACGGGTTCGCATTTGGTTGATAAGCTGCCTAAAAAGAAGCTTATGAGAAAGGGCGTCCCAGTAGTTGCGGTGGTATTAGACCGTGATAATGACAACTGGGAAGGTGGTAGAGCTGTCAACACTTACACTCCGAATAGTTCAAGGGTTCATGATGCTAATGATGCGATTATTGTTGGAGTTCTCGGAGGTGATGCGAAAAATGGCTAAGGATTTATTAGTTAATGAGTACGGTGATTTAGTTATTGACCCTACTACTCACGACTTAGCAATCGTTGAAGGAATTGACGAAATAGCCCAAAGAATAAGGGCTACACTGTTAATTCGCTACGGTGAAATGCCTAATCTTGACCCAGATCAAGGCGCAGATTACAGCAATTTCATTGGTAAGAATTTTAACGCTCAGCTTGCATCCGCTGACATGTCTACGACCATCACAGAAAAGGTTCCAGAGGTCAAAACGGTTAATAGTATCACTTTTAAGAAAATGCCTAGAAGAGGCTTATATGTGGCTTTTAGCGCAACTGTTCAAGTTGGCGATGGTCAACCGAAAAACGTAGAGGGAGGTTTTGAACTTGGCGATAGCTAGTTTCGGACTACACAAGCGGGGGTTCTTAGCTCCCACATATGAAGAAATACTGGACAGTGTAGAAGATGACTTGATGCAACGTTTTGGCACCGATATCGTCCTGACAAGTAATTCCAATTTTGGAATTATTGCCCGACTGATAGCGTGGCGCGAAACCTTGCTAATTCAAGAACTGCAAAAAACTTACTATTCTGCTTATATCAGCACGGCTACTGAAAGCTCACTTGATCGGATTGGTGCTAACCTAGATCTTCCAAGGAAAGTTGCTACACCAAGCTTTGCAAACATTCAAATCGTGACTGATGACGAATATTTGATACAAGCAGGTGAACAGTTTGAAACCGATGACGGTGTTGTGTTTGACCTTATCAAGGACGTAACTACCGCAAAAGATTCAAATGGTCAGTACATTGGAGTAGGAGTTGTCCAATCCGTTGAAACTGGTGACTTTAACAACGTTTTGCCTAACACAATCACTATTGTTTCTAATCCGGACGAAGACATTATTAGTGTGACGAATCCGCAGAAGGCAGCTGGCGGACAAGATGATGAAGACGACTCCACATATAGAGCGCGGCTAATCATGGAAAACGTGGCAAAGCCTGGACCGTCAACAGCTGGTATCAAATCAGCATTAATGAATTTACCAGGAGTAAGACAAGTAAACATTATTGAAAATCCGTTCGCAGACGCGGACCAATACGGAAATCCACCGTATTCGGTTCACGTTTTTTGTTTGGGCGGAAAAGAAGACGATATAGCGAGTTGCTTAGCAGATAAAGTAGCGGCTGGTATCAGTCTTACTGGTAGCAAAGAAGTTCAAGCAAAAGATGCAACAGGTGAGGTTAAAAAGATCAATTTTGATTACGCAACCGACAAACCAATTTATGCAAGGGTCAAAATTCGGACAACTGACGAATGGAACGCCGACGACGGTGCTGACTATGTAAAGCAAGAAATAGCTGATTACATCAACAGTTTACTGATGGACGGTACCGTTTACCTAACCAAAATTTATCCGTCTATCTATTCAATTGAGGGCGTTGGTGAGGCACTCGTTGAGATCGGAACTGCCCCCGAACATTTAGCAGATAAAGATATACATACACAGCCGTTTGAAGCCGTCTCTTGTGACACTAGAAATATTGAGGTGGTCGTAAATGGCATATGAGACTTCTGAACAGCTTTTAGCTGAGATTTCAGACTACTGGTATAAGCGACCTGGTGGCAATCTTTATAAGCTAATTGATGCCTTTAACGAGCCACTAGAAGGGATTAGTACAAATGCAAATAAGGTCGAGCGCTGGCGTGCTTTAAAAGACGCCCAAGGAACAACGCTCGACCTTTTTGGTGCCGACATCCAGACATATAGACCAAGTCAAGACGACGACAATTATCGCTTCATTATTCACGTTATGGAGCTTCTTTCACGGGCACAGGGTACTGTACCCTCAATCGTGAAAATAACGTCTAGTGCGCTTGAATATGACCACGGTTTCAAAATCTGGAAGACAGGTATTCGTCACGTAGGGATGCAGATACCGTTTGATGCGGTTCAAAACCCGCAAATGGAAAAGTTTATGCTTAACAACTTGCAAAAAATGCTGGCGATGGGTTACTGGCTTGACTTGATAATCTTTAAAGCTACTACACACGTTCACGGCTATCTAGGTGCCACCACGCAAGATAGGGACCATGACATCAAAACATTTGCGTCTATCTGGTGGGAAGGCTACAAAGCTACCACGTATAACCATTGGTATTTTGGGACAGACATTAACGAGTTGCAAAACACTACACATGAAGAAGTGGCTACTTGGTGGGAAGGTTGGAAAGCACAAGCAAAGCGCATGTCGTACATCGGTACCAAGCTTTTAACACATGAATATCAAGCCTTAAAGGCAATCTAATGAAAGAAGGTCAAAATGGACAAATTCAAAGACACCATTATCACCGATGCAGGGCGTAAATTACTCATTAATGTCGGCGCTGGTAATGGCGAAATTGCATATACACGGGCGGTGCTAGCTGGTCAAGATGTCAGCTCTATGGCTGATGAAGACATTCGAAAGCTTGCCACCCTTGAAAATCAAAAAATGGAGGTCAACGTAATTGTTACACCTCCACAAGACAACACAATCACCGTTTCGGCTTCATTTGGCAACAAGGACTTAACGGATGACTTAACGTTTAGCTCAGTCGGTTGGTACGCTAAAAACAACAACGATAACAAAGAAATCTTGCTTGGTGTATCACCGTCAAACGGAGAACAAACACTAGCGGCAGGTTCGCCAGATCACCGGTCAACGGCTTCAATTGACATTGATTTAGCAATGGCTATCAGCAATGCCGCAAAAGTTGACTTGACGGTTAACGAGATTGGCGTAGCTCACATGAGCGATGTCAACGCGGCTATTTTGAAGCTCAAAGCGGAGTATGACCCGAAAATTGAGCAAGCTGGCAAGGTCAAAGGTGCAAAGATCAACGACGGGGCGGTTGTTGAACCCGATGATGACGGTATTCTTGACTTGATCGTTGATAGTGACCGCATTAAGGATTTTCCGGCAGATTTAAAAGACCTCAATGACCTGCCAAGCGGGACATATCGGACTTCCCAAAGTGCTGCTAGCTTTGTCAATTACCCTAAAATGCAAGATGGAACTACTCCTTTTAATATCCCAATAGTCTGGAAAAACGCATTAATCAAAGTAGTCAAGGATGCTAATGCTGGATACCAGCTTATAGTGTCCAGCCAACAAAAATATGCAATCCGCTATTTTAGTAATAATCATTGGGGATATTGGTTT